CCCAGAACATTAATCCTGGTTCAGCTACATTATGAGCAGATTTTATAATCTCATCCCAATATTCTTTAGCCTTTATTCTTTTAACCTTACAATATTCTTTTTCTTCTCCATGTAATTCCCAATGATGTAAATCTTCTACAGATAATAATTTATTATATATTTTAGGAAATTCTCTATCATCAAAACCTACTCCATTTTCTCTAGTAAGACCATCTACATACTCCTGATTAAAATCTATATCACATGGAAATCTAAGAAAATAATCTTCATCATTTTCTACAGCTTTCATAAACTCATCATTGAGTTTAATAGAAATATTAGCACCAGTTACCTGTGATAAATCTCTTTTAATTTTTATAAAATCAAGTACATCAGGATGATTAATATCAATACTAATCATTAATGCACCTCTTCTTCCATTTTGTGCCACTTCTCTTGTAGTATTTGAGAATCTATGCATAAAGCTTATAGCCCCTGTAGAGGATTTAGCTGCATTTGTAGTAGTTGTACCCTCAGGTCTCAATGTAGATATATCTATACCTACACCACCTCTTCTTTTCATTAACTGAGCTAATTCTTGGTCCTTTTGGAATATACCACCATAAGAATCATAAGGTTGTCCTACAACAAAACAATTGGATAGTGAACCTATGTTACTAGCTCCTAATTGTGACATTATACTCCCCTGTGGTATAATATATTTAAAATCTTTGAATAGTTTATAAATTGAATTCTCATCTAACTCATCCCTACTATTCCCATAGTCAGAAAGATAATCTATAGGATTATTTTGGTCCTGCTTTTCAATATAACTTTTTTCAATTCTAGCAAATTCTTTTGCCATTCTTTTATGCATATCATCAGGAGTTTCTTCTCCTTCTAATGCATACTTACTCTGCCATACATTGGCAGCTAATTCATTGTCATTAAAATATTCTAATAACTTACTTCCCATTTTTTGTTTTTTAAAATAATATTATAAATTCTCTTGTAGTATAATCTCCTGTTTTACCCTCTACTGTATACCATAAAAGGTACTTACCATACACACAATGTATGGAAGGTTTAAATCTTAGATAAAGTAAAAGCAAGACTACAAAGATACAAAATACTAATGCTATTATTAAATCCATATTAATTTATTTTTACTATTTGTAATCTACCTTGCCTTTCCAATTCTTTCCTCATTTCTGCTGGAGTACTAAAACCATATGGTCTATATAACCATCTTAACCTATAGTTAAAAGAACTACTAGCACTTCTTTTAGTCTCAAAACCAGCACTTCCATATCCTTGTATAGGATTACCATCTAGAAATATAACCCAAATATCTTCTTTAGCAATATTAAATTCACTAAGTTGTTTTAATTCAGCCATTTGTTTACTTCACTTAAATGTGTTATTATTTTAGATTTATCATCTATTTCTGCTGACATATAAGAAGGTTTAAATTGCAATGCAATTCTATTACCTTTATTTATAGTCTCAATTGTAGATATTTTATCATCTACAAGTATATCTATACCTAAACTTTTCATTGTACCTAATTTATCTTTAGAATGTAATACAGGCTTATCTGGAAATCCATTTCTAGATAACCAAGCTTTTCTTACATAAACTAAAGACTGAGGTGAAGAGGTTATATAACAGGTAAAATCAAAATTTATAGTATTAGGATGTGAAAGCACATCTAAATTATAATAGAAAGAAGGGTCTGCATCTACTTCTGGCATACATTCTCCCAACCACTTACAATCTTCTTTTCCATCCCAAATATCCACTTTTAATTCAGGTTTTTTATATTTTATACACATTGCTGGATAAAATGCTGCTAATACATCATCTATATCTAATGCTATTTTCTTTCTCATTTCTCTCTAGGTTTGTTATGTCTATCATCAAATTCAGGTTTATGTTCCATCATCCAAGATAGGAATAAGGTATTACATTGTAAATGTCCTATATGGGATATACCAGATTCAGGGTCTATATCCTCTCCTTCCATAAAGGCATCTAAATGTCTTTTCATACTTTCACATATTTCAGTAATAGATAAGCCTTTCTGCCAATTAAATGGTGCATATTTCTCTGCACCAAACTCTAATACTCTAACCATAGGAGCTAATGCAGATTGAGGTACTAAAGACCATTTTAATTTACCTTGGTTATGTCTTGTTCCTTTTTCTTCCATATTTTATTAAAATTAAAGGGTTCAAAGAGGCTTTACAGCCTCTTTTACTACCTCATAGTTAAAAATCTCTTCTTCTTTTTTTGGAGGAAAATCTAATTCTGCTTCTATAAAATCATTTACTGATGCAGTAGTTTTAAACTCCTTATTTACTATATCTACAAATGTCTTTATATAAGATTTCTCCTTATTAAGTACATCTTTAATTATCTTTAATTTACCATTTTGTTTTAGTTCCAATTCTTTATTGGGTATTTGAAGATATTTAAAATAATCTCTAATATCTTTTAAAGAATACATTTTACTATATTGTCCTTTTGTAAAGTTTATATAAGTAGAACTATACTCTTTTGGTATCCTAAGTACTAACATATGCATATCTTTCTCATAAATATAATCAGATACATAGTACTCCTGATAACTTAACCAATCTAAAAACTTAGAAAACCTTTCTTTATAGTCTCTTATTTGACTATCACTAGCTAAAGGTATATTTGTATCTATAAGTATATAAAGACAATTAGGTTCATCTTTTCTGTTGAAGTCTCTAACTCCTACAGCCAATTTAAAGAAACTACCTAAATTCTTCATTAGTTCTTCTCCATAGAATTTTAAACAAGGATATAAATATCTCCAGGTTTTGTTTTCATACAATTTCCCACGTTGTATTTGCATATTTCTAATTTTTAATTATACAATAATACCAGACCAATCAATTTGTAGTTCAGATTTATTTTCTCTAACTACTTGGTCTACTTCAAAACCATTGGTACTATAATATTTGTATAATTCTAGTAATTGAACAAAACCCTTAATATCTTCAAGCTTTTGATAATATACAGTCTTTTTATTATCAGGATATAATGTATCTAATACATCTCCTTTTAAGTATATACATTCTCTACCATTCTTACCTATATCAAGTAAAGTTTCATCACAAGTAAACACAAGAGGTTGCCCTGGGTCTGTTGTAGATTCAACTATAAATTTAAATGGTAAAATAGTATAATCTGGATATAAATACTTTAATGCTTCTGTATAAAAAGCAGCTTGAATATCATATCTCCTTCTTCTAAGAGATTTTGGAAATGTAATTGTATAATCTCCCATAGTTTTAATATCTATGGGTTGTATAGTTTTAGCCTTTCTATCAAATATAATCATATCTAATAAGGCTTTACAGTCTACACCCATACATTCAAAGTAAATTGGAACTTGATAATGTATTTCTGGAGCATTAAAATATACAGAAGTAGCCTCATTGGTTCTAAGTGACATAACTATAGTATCAATTAGTGTAGACTCTTCTTGGGATAATACAACTTTTCCTTGGGAAGCTTTTAAATCCTCCCAATATTCATAATTTTCACATATCTTATTTATCCTAGTGGCTTCATTCCATCTAGATTGATAAGCATGACTATCACAAGCATTTATAATAAGTTCTTTGTAATCTTCATCAGTTATTCTACCTAATTCTGGACCATAGTGTTGTACAGCATTGTCAAATACCATATTAATAATACTTTTTATAGTATCACTAGGTTTAGTATTTAAATCTGATACGTGATAGGTTTGATTATATATTTCCACATTTTGTGTTAACATACAATCTACTGCTGAACCTATTATAAAATGAGTTTTTTCCTCAAAATATAGTTCAGCTTCTCTTTCATTTGTAAAAGCTTTGGGGCTAATTAATAAAGATTTTAATTGTGATTGAGAAATACTACTATGTTCATAATAACTTTCCATTATTTCTTCATATTAAATTGTAAAATCTTTTTAAAATCTTCAAAAGTCATAAAGACTATATCATCATATGGAATTCTATTTCTTCTACCTTTTTCCTTATTCTTTCTATGTATAAGTATTTTAGGTAAAGTATGTTCTATAGAAGATGGTGGAAATAACTCCACCATCTTTTCCTCTATATAACTTAATTCCTTACTAGGATTTAATCCTTTATCATATCCAGCTTTAATCTGGACATTAAAAGGTAAAAATATTAAGTCTATACCTGCATCATCATGCAATTTTGAACCCATCCTAGCTGTTTTACAATGACTAAATCCTAATTCATCCCTAAAAATTTTAGCATACAGTCTTTCTGCATCTGAGCCTTTTCTTTTATTTGTTTTTCCATAACTTTTTTTATCTGCCATATTTATTGTATTTGTAACATTTTAGGCACATCTTCTTGTAAATGTTTCATCAATTGAGTAACATTCTTGAACTTAGGTTCCTCATAATTATTTTGAAATAACCATTCATTTATTCTTGAAGTTTGAACTACATCCATACCCAAATTTTTCAATGGGTCTATATACATTTCACCTACTTTTTTTCTTATATTTTTTAGCTCAGTTGTAGTATCAAAAGCATTATTAATAAATAAGGTAAATTTAGTTATATCAGGATTACTTTCAATCTCACTTATAGGAGTATTTATAATATATTCTGAATTTATACCCAGACATACATATACAATATCACCTTTATAAATTATACCTCTATGTAAATTTACATACATATCCCTACCTCTTAATTTATAATTATATCTTATTGGTTGTCCAGTTGTAGATATAGTATTAAGTAGATGTGCATATTGTCTCACATAAGTATTGGGATTAGCATCCCCAGGTAATGAATATTCAATTAATCTTACACCACTTTCTTCAAATTCCACTAATTCATGTGCAAATAAAGAATAAAATGGTACAAACATGTTACAATCAGAAGTTCCCATCAATCTAGTTCTATAATGCATTGGATTATATTGATTACTATTAAATTGAAAAGAAATTAAATTTCTCATTGTTCTTGTTTTATTGGGTTAACTTCTTCATTTAAGTAATTAATAGGTATAAAATATTCCCATTTAAAAGGAACTATTCTATCATCTTCTCCAATTACATTATTTGCATAATGGTTAGTAAAAAATCCCACCATATGTGATGCAATCATTGCTGCTGAGTGAGAGGTTTGCTTTAGAGTACAAGGTGCTTCCATAACTTCAGAATCATCAAAAAGATATTGTTCATAATCTTCCATAGTTTCTGGAGTCACACAAAAGATAGTAAGTTGTTCCATAAGTAATCTACCATCTACAAATATAGGTATATTCTTATCTTTATCTTCTGCACCAGCTACAAGATTTACATCTTGCCAATCTTTTACATATTCTTTCCAATTTGCAAACATATCTTTCCTTGCTTGCATATTATCAAATGCTGAGAATACATAATGGTGACTCATAGAATCCTTAGTGTATCTCATATTGTTTGCCATTATATCTACATCTGCAAAATGTTTACATAAACCTTTTAATGCTTCTACTTTAGGTGCATTTTTCTCTGCATCCTCTTTTGTAAACAATTGACCTCCAATATTATGTTCTTCAATATTGTCAAAGTCAAACACTATAGGCTGAAAACCTGCTCTAGCTAACATTAGGGATAACCAAGAGCCTATTCCCCCAGCTCCCCCTACTATCACATGTATTGTCTGTTCTTTAGGATACCAAGGAGCATCTTTAAATCTACTTGCTTGTACTTGATTCATATTTCTTATATTTTTCTAACACACTCTTTAATCCTTCTATTACTGGCTTTAACATCTCTCTTATATAGTTTATATTGCTAGTATATAGTTCTTCTTCCAAAACTTCAATAACACCTTCTGTCATTTGTTCAAACATTTCTGGTGCATCTTTATCTTGTACGTGTATAAAGAATTTATTATAGATTTTTAAATAATTTTTAATAATATTGGAAGCTAGTGCAAATGGAGATACACTAAATGATTTATAGTGGTCAAGTATATCCTCTATATCAGAGAATTCACTATGGTCAGCACCATTATTTATCACAAACATTGCAAAATCTTCCATTATTTGCTGTTCCAATTCTTCTTCTGCTTCTTCAACTTCTTCTATCTGTTCAGCAAAATGTTTTAGAGATTGGGTCCTAACTTCTTCGGGGAAAAAATCTGCATCTTCCCAGGCATCATCTCCCCAATTTGAACCTGGATTTAACTTTCCCATAAAACTCCCTTTAGAGTTTGTAGGGTGTATTCTAGTTCTACTATGACCTATATTAAAACTTTTAGTAGTTGTAGTTTCAACAGATTCTCTTTTTTCAGCAGCTTCTATAATACCTTCTACCTTCTTTTTAAAATCATCCTCAACTTCTATAGTATTCTTTGGAGAATTTATATCACAATTTAAGGTAATTAGTTTCTTTTCTACAACTTCTTCTACAGAATAGTTATACTTTTCTCCATTTTCATCTTTTGCAACAAATTGAGCTTTATCACTCTCTACTATAAAAGCTACTTTTGCAGTAAACTCCATAAAGTTATTTACAATAAGTGATAAGTAGAAATTATGGTTTGGTGCATTATCTTCCAATTCAGACCAATCTGTACCTGAGAAAAATACATTCATAGTATTATGACTATGTATATGCCCCATTTTCCAATCATCTGATTCTGGATTATCCATCATATAATTTATTACTCTTTCATCAAAAGTATATTCTGTATAAGAAGAAGTGCCTTTATGCATAGGAAGTATATCCTGTAAAGTAAGTACCATATTTTCTGGGTCTTTAATAGAACCTTCCAATGAATAAAATAATACCCCTGACCACTCTACTTTAGGTATTTCCTTACACAGCCACTTTATCTGGTCTAGCACTTTCTTTGGCATTACCAGTTTTATTTGAGTATCTTCTAACTGTACTCTCTCTAATTTTTTTGATATTGATGTCATATTCTAATTCTTGTTTTATAAAATTTCTTACTTCTGGGTGTAGAAAATACTTTATATTTGTAGTATCTCCTAAACTAGGGGGTTCCCCTATTTTAAATGTTAATTCTTTTCCTTGGAATATATATTTGAACTCAGGTCCAGTTGTACTCCTTACAGAAGGATACCCTGGTGGGCTACCAAACTGATAATAATTATTTTGACTATCCTTCATACATATAACCCTTTTCTTTAATGATTCATCAAGTGGGACAGTTTCAGTAAGAAACTTTTCAAATCTATCATTGTCCACTATTATATATTGACCATTTTCAAGTTTAAAATCAACTTGTGGGGTTATTTTATTATTTCTATGATAATCTATAACTAAATCTTTTAAAGCCTTAAAATCATTTATATTAGGATTACTTCTCCTACCACTTTGAGTGTGTATTTGAATTTGCTCCATTCTTCTATGTGGTCCTCCCTCTAAAGATTCCCAACTTACTAATCCTGTTATCTGTATTAGAAAAGGTATTAATCTTTCTTCTGATATACCTTCAGAATTTATATCTGCAATAAAGTCATTTATATGTCCTGACCCTCTACAGAAAGAACTATAAAAAGGAGCTGTACTATTATGAAGATTAGTTGCACTTCCTGGTAAATGGCTATGGAAATAATTAGATGAATATTCAGCATAACTTACTGACATCCTTCCTCCAGATAGATGTGCTATATAAATTTCATCACCTCTTCTAGTTAAACTTATCTTTACAAATAAATCTGTAACTGTATGTTCTTTTTTATATGAATTTTTAAGTGTTATTTCAGGGAAATAAATAACTACACCAAGTATATCTACGATATCCTCATCAGGTCCTGTTAACGTTATATCCAAATCCCATAGTCCTTCATAAACTTCTTGAGTGCATTTAATAAATAACCTAAACTTTTCAAATAAAGGTTTTGTCATATATTCTCCACTCAACAATAGTTTTTGATTCTTCTGTTGTTCTAAAATCCATTTAAAATCCCTACACTTATCAGCCTTTTTTATATCTTGTATTTTTTTATTTAATGTTGACATTATTATGTAGTAATATTATTATAAAAGGGGAGCTGTATTGCCCCCCCTTAAATATTTGATTATTAACCTAACCAGTCATTGCTATTATTTCTTTCAGAGCTTTGTCCACTTGCCAATCTTCTCAAATCATCCATATCTGGGTCATTTGTACAAGAGTTTTTTATTAGAGCATCTTCAGAACCTGTAAGTTCATCACCCAATGCTTCAAATAAATCTGCTAGTTCATTAAGTGAATTAGAGATTTGTGCAAGAACTCCTTCTACACTACCAGATTTAGTTTTAGCTGGCATTAAGTACAATTTGAAATCTCCTTCAGGAAGCTGAGCCTCATCTAGATTCAATTCATTTCTTGTTTCACCAACCATCATCTTCATTCCTTGATAGTTGATTTCTCTCTGTCTTAAAAGAGGTTTTAATTCTGCAACAGTTGTTACATTTGTCTCAATAGTACCAGAGGCACCTACTGTAGATAAAACTTTAATTTTTCTTGTCATAATATTATGTTTTTAAATTAATTAAATAGATACGTCAGAAAATCTAGATTTCTTAATATCTTGTGTGAATTCAAGAGCTTCCTCTAATCTAGCTAATTCAGAAGTTAATTTGAATTCAGATTTAACATCATAAGGAATCTGTCTTTGTGCTGCCACAATAGCTGATTTCTTTTGAGCAATTTGAGAGTTTAGATTCATAATCTCTCTTTGTACTTCAATTGAAGCTTCTTGAGCTTTAATTTGTAAAGCTTCTGTTTTTTGTGTTTTCTCATCTTGAGAAATTAACTGCAAGTAAGTTACTTGTGCATTGTCTTTTGCCATTTTATTTAAATTTAAATATTAATAATTAATTATATAATTTGTTTTTCTTTTAAGAATTTTAATAAGGATTCTTTACCTTTTTTTTCAAAATAATCAGAAGGGTCTTTAATATTTTCATTTAATAATATAGGTGGTAAAAATAGACTACTGGTTTTTTTTAACTTAGTGATATTATTAATATAATCACTTACTATTTTAGAATTTGTTATTCCAGTACTATCATTATCAAACCATATTATTATAGTTTTAAATCTTTTACTTAAGTGTAGTAATATCTTTTTATTGGGTATCATTCCTTCATTTTGGAACCAGATACAGTTAAAACCTAAATTTCTTAGTACTCTACAGTCTTTATAAGATTTTGTAATTATTAAAAGTTTTCCTTTAAGTGGTAAATTTTGTATAGAACCTACTTCATTTTGGCTACAATTTGTAAACCATTTTGCATCTTTAGATGCATGTGGTCTGTATATTTTAACCTTACCTTCTATTGGATTACCTTCAATATCTATAAAACCTGTATATGCATAACATATATCTAATGGTCTTACAGTGAAAGGTTCTCCCTTTCTAGAAATAGATTTATATATTTCTACAGGAATTACCTTATCTTCTATTAAATTTTCTTTTGTTATTTCGTATTTATTCCAAAATTGTTTATCTTTGTAGTTAAATTGTCTTGGTAAATAGGTGATAACTCTTTCCTTAAAGACTTTCTTAACATTCTTTTCTTCTACATAGCCATATTCGTGGATTATTTCTTTAGCTTTTCCTAAGTTATCACCTAAACCAAGATTTAACTCTTTGTTGATTATTTCTAAAGCTTCTTTAAATGTTACATTGTAACAAGCTTTTATGAAATCTATACAATTCATACTCTTTATAGGGTATGGAGATGCAAAATCAACAAATAATAACTTTCCATTAAACTCTTCAAAGTAACAATCTGGATTATTATCATCACGATAAGGGGCTATATACATAGCCCCTTTATCCTGAATAATATCATCTTGTATGACTATTTTAAATATTTCTTCTTCTGTAGCTCTCTTGAATATTTCCTCAGGCTTTAAAGGTACATACTTATTGTAGCCATACATAGATTAAAATTTTCTTACCAAGTTGCTCCATTTCCACCACTAGTGGACATATCTTGGGTAGGTTCAGTATCCAATATAGTTTGTTTTGCATATGGGGAATTAGCATACCATTCACTTCTTTTAAATGGGTGTGTTATTCCTTCAGCATTTCTATATTTAATACCTGCTTCTTCTTGAACTTGGGTAAACCCTGGTCCCTGTGATTTTATAAGGTAAGTACCTTGTTTAACATCTTTAGGTATTTCTAAATATGTCTTATTATTATCTCCAGTTGGTTTCCACTGATAAGATAAGAATATATCCAATGGAACTTTATTCCAATTTGGTACACTTGTAACAAGTCTTTGTAAAATTAATGCATAGTCTTTAAAACTATTTATAGGAGTTTCAAGTGCAGCTTTAACATCTTCTTCAGATGCAAAACATCTTACAATATCAGTTAATGTTGCATTTAATAACGCAACATCTTTTTTCTTCTGTTCTTTATACTCCTCAGAATTTACATCTGTAAGTTCTCCTACATCTCCTTTTCCAAACACTTTACTTACAGGGAAGAATCTTTTTCTGTATTCTTTTTCTTCAACTTGTACTGTAAGGTCAATACCATCTCCTGGTGTTTCTCCAGTTCCTGAATTTGGGTTATATTCAAATTTAGTTAAAAATACTCCTGTGTTTAAACCAAACTTACCTCCTGACTTACCAGGTGTTATATCATTTGAATCTTGATATCCGTACATATATTTTGCTTTTTTAAATTAATTTTTACCAATCTTGTGCTGTTGCTGTCTGTGGTTCTACCTCTTCAAAAGTTGTTTCAATGTCTTCTACTGCTGTAGCTTCCATATTAACTTCTTCTTGTTCATAAGGATGTGAAGCTGGTTCTTCTACCTCATCTACTAACTCAAATTTAGGTCTATGAAATTTCCTAATTTTTAGTCCAGCTTGTTTCAAAGCTTGTGTCATTTGTGTCATTGGAAGTCCATAATGCTCTGCTAAAGCATCTTTTTTCCAACCTGCTTGGACTTTCTCTTCTAAGTCTTGTTTTGTGATTCTAACTGGTTCTGACATTTTTCTTAATTATTATATTTATTAATTTGTTCTAATACAAATCCCATATCATTGGGAATTAATTTTTCTTCAAACATTCCCACTGGAGATTTTGCCATAATATGTATTCCCCTATCATCAATATGTTTATTGGTAACAAAATAATACTGTGTTCCTTGCGAATTTGTTTTAGTTGTAGTATATAATACTACAGTAAATAAACCTGCAAGATTTACTTTATCATCTAACATTTTACCCAATGTTTTGATTTTAGATTTACCATCCTCCTCATCATCATGTGTTAGTATAATAAAGTTAATATTATCTCTCATATTAATACCAGTATTAATAATATCATACATATTCTTAGCCATTTTATTGAATTTATCATACCCTGTTTTAAGGGCATTAGCCATAAATTCTTCTGACATAATATACTGACTATCATCTAGTACTACATTTTTAATATCTGGTCTATTTGCATTAATAAATTGTAAAGTTTTAATAATTAGCCCAGAATCTGTTGTTGAAAGATAATTTCCTTCTGTAGGTGGTTTACTAGTGTCTATAGGGACATACTTAGCTTTCCAACCTCTCATAGGTAAAGATTTGCCCTTTACATTCACTATAAATGTTTCTTTGGGGTCTAGACCTTTTATACCTAATTCTTCAATTTGTCCAATAGAGGTAGATTTTCCACTACCACTATCTCCTACAACTGCTATTGCGTTTGCCATAAATTTTAACTGTTTAATTGATTTACATAATTGTAAACTCTTCTCATTCCTTCATTATCATCAGCCTTAGGTAATTCTTTAAAGAAATCTACAGCTCCATCAAAGAATAGAGGTAGCTTTTTATTTGCTATACCATCCCTATCCTTGAGTATTGACATTGACCTGTACCTATCTCTAAAAAAGGTTATATCATATCCATTATGTTGTTCAATATTATATCTATCTGGTGCAAAAAGACCTAAGACTATATTGGCATCTCTTTGAGTAGTTTTATTATCCCCTAAACCTTCTAAACTAGGTTCTAATTTTTCCTCAATAGTGTTTCCTTTATAATTATACTCAACCTGCTCTTTTGCTGAAGCTTGTTGTTGTACATTTACAGGAATAAAACCAAATTTATCTCTTAATCTAAGACAGTAATCTGAGGACCACTTACTCATTGTTTGCCAAGGTGTTAACCTTAATCCATCATCTGACTCTGTATCCAATAAGGATATATGGTCTACTAGGACTATGACATAATGTTTGGGATGGTCTTTTTTATAATAGGAAATCTTCTTATAAGTATCTCCTTCTCCCATTCTAACCTGTCTTCTTTCTTCATCTGTGAAAGGTCTATTGTTCACATCATAATAGTTTCCTACCTCCATAGCATAATTTCTCATATGCTTATATATACCAGTAGGATTTCTAACACTGTCTATAATTTCAACTGTTTCTAGAAATTCTTCAACATAAGCTTCAGCTTCCTTTACCTTCTCTAATATTTCAGAAGATATAGTATTGAATCTACCCCTAGATTGTAATTGTTTTATAGAAATGGATATATTATATTCACTGTGAAGATATTTTGATATCTCAGATAGAATAATCTTTTTTTTGCTTTCTTCTAGACTAAAATATTTCACAGTTAGTTTAACTCCACTTTCTGGATTATGCTTTATATATTGATAAGGATTATGAATAAATAAAGACCTGGCTAGTTTAGATTTACCTACTCCAGAACTTGCAGTCAACAAATAATATGTATCTTGCTCAATTCCTGGAATATATCTCTCTAATCTCTCCATACCAGTAAAAGGTATACAATTGTAATATCCTTCTTCATGATTGTGCTTATTAGCTACAATCTCATTATAGATTTGTTCAAACTTCATATGATATCATTACTGTATTTATGTGTTCTCTCCTTAAATCTATTGTTTTGTTCCACATAATCTAATAACATAGATGTACCATCTATCTCATATATAAACTTATGTGATTTTTTACAATATTTAGGATTGTCCACCCCTTTAAGATATAGTTTAGTGGCTTCCACTACATCTTCTTTCCTAATTGCTGGATTATTAATAAAGAATTTTTTCATTCTTGTGAGAACTTCTTTTTTAACTCCTCTTCTATCTGGATTGACTGCTTTGAACATATCCATCCAACTGGATATCCATTCATATCCAGTAATTGTTTCTTCAAATAATGGAATTAACCATTTAATTTCATCATTTGAATAATCTTTTGTAACTATCCCACTAGCTAATATTTTTCTCTCTAATTCTTTTGGTATGAAGGAAGGTTGTACTCCATAGTATAAACATAAGAGAAAAGATATACCATCGTGAATAGATATATTTTTAGTTTTAAGTGCTTGTTTTATAGCACTATTAACTTCTACTTTTATCCTATTCATAATTTTTCCAACTTACATGTTTAACATTATCTAGATTAAAATCTTCTAGAACTTTATCCTTCCAAGATTCATCTACAGTATCTACAGCTACAAGAATATAAATATTTGCTTTATATCCTTCCTGTAATACTAAAGACCTTGCAATTTTCTGTGTTCCATCTCCTTTTTTATTGGAGTTTACCTGTACTATAATAAGATTATCTACATTGGTAAATGTATGACCTACACCTCCAGAATTAACTAAAGAGAGTTCATCTATTTTACCTTCTTTGAACATATTTAAATATTTATCATCTGTTTTAGAATGAAATACATATTTAGACATTTGTTCTGCTTTTTCTATACTTCCCGAAAATATCAAAGTTCTACCTTTGAGCTTTTTTAATAGTTTTTTTGCAAATTCATTCTTTGAATCTAGATTATAGATAAATCTCATTCTATTTATATAAAAGAATGCAGGAACTGTTTCCCTATTGAATAATTTTATATTTATAAGTCTTGTTAAATACTTATAATGATTAGCTTCAGTAGTTAAGAAAGGTTTTTTCTTATTACCTGCCTTAATTGTCTTTTTATTGGATTCCAATCTACACTCTACAACTATAATATCATATGGAGCAATAAGTTTTTTATCAACAGCTTCATCTATAGTCATACTACTAAGTATTTCTAATTTAAGCTTTTTGTATAAATCCAATTTCTCCTTATGTTTTGGATGTGTTCCTGAGAGTCCTATTATAGTCTTGTATTTTATATTACCATTAAATAATGGTTCAGCATTATTCTCAGTTAAATCTTGATATTCATCTAATATGATTTTATCATATTTTCCAATATGTGATGCCATAGAGGCATAACATATTATATCAGTTTTATTAAGAAAGGTTTTAGCTTTCCACTCTTTAAATTCTTTGGGTATATCTACATCCCTTAATTTGGTATTAGGTGTTACCCATAATACTTTTTTGGGCTTTTCCTTTTTTATAATATCAATACCAATCTTAGTTTTACCTACTCTTGGTGCTAAGTTAAGTAATCCATGACAAGGATTATCCAAAGAATCTACTATCTCTTGTTGTATTTCTTCTCTACTTATCACCTTTCCCATAGACCATTTTCTTTTACTTCCATATTACCAGCTTTAGTCTGTATTTTATTTGGTGCAAATAAATGAGGATGTATAGATTTTGCTTTACTCCAATCTCCCTTATGTAAACTTTCCCAAAACACACCACCTTCTGGTGTGTTACTCCAACCAAAAGCCATACCTAGACTTAAGTTATTTATTTTTTCAATATTAGTATTACCTGAATATTTCTCTACATTTTTTACAGCTTTTTTATATAGTTCAGGATATTTTTTTAATTCATATACTACCATTATATCAATGTATTTTTGCATAATTAATACCAAATTGAACATCCACTCCAAGTGGTACATTTAATTTTACTTTTTCATTTACAGAATCAATAGAGTCTCTAAGAGATTTATCTACTTCTTCTTTTTGCTCTTTAAGTAAAGCTATTACTACCTCATCATGATATTGTAAGGTTATTTTGATACCCCTACTTCTAACTTCTCTTACCCACAGGTCAAAGCAATATACTCCAGTTCCTTGATTAAGTGTACTGAATCTATCTTTTAGGTATCTTAAAGAGTACCAAAATCCAGATACAGGATTCAATAACCACATTTGTTCTCCTATAGTTTTAACAGCACAGGATTTTTCTACTAATTTTACAGCTTTGTTTCTCTGCCAATATATAGTATGTAGTTTTTTAGCTTCAGATAATGTCATACCAGAGGTAAGTGCAATCTTAGGTGGTCCTGCTCCATATACTCCTGCAAAATTAACTACTTTAGCTCTTCCCCTTATTTGTGAATGGTCTTCTAATTTTTGTTTATGTGCTTCTGCTTGCTCTTCTGTAAGCATTTTGGATAAAACTGCAATATCCAAATGAGGGTCAAATCCTGGCACTCTCATTTGCTCCACATACTCTGGGTCAAAGAAATACATATAATGCTGTTTAGTAGTATCCTCTAAGGAAGTCATATCAGCACCACATAATAAATATTCTTCACTAGGTGGTATAATTGCACCTCTTATTTGCTCACCATAAAACTTAAAAACTTTAGGGAGATTAACAATAGGTTTTTTATGCCTAAATCTTAAAGTATTTGTAAATCCATGTATTTCAGCTATAGTAAAATTATTACTATCCATTGTATCTAAATAAGATTCAAATATACTAATCCTATGATTAATCAAAGTCAGCATATCTAAACTCTCTAATGCTGGCTCTATATCATATAAAGCTTTAATAGATTCACATACTCCATCATCTCCATATATTTGTGGTATAGCTTTAACTTCTCCTGCACTATTAGCTCTATGTTCAAAAGTAATAGGTTCCCAACCCAATGAGTACAACCAATCTTTTAATTGTATGGTACTACCAGGATTACCTGGTTCATCAGATACTTTTACCATTATACTATCTTCATAGTTAGCTGGTAAATTGTTTTCCTCTAATAATTCATACCATTTAATAGCCTTAACAGTAGGACTACCATCTATTTTTTCCATTTTAGATGGTTTAGATACTTCCTTATATTTTATACTTCTGGGCATAGCTTCAGTTAAGATATTTTCTTTCTCTTCCTTTAAAATTATTAAATCCGAAAGACTATCTTCTATAAGTTTCTTATCTAACTTACATTTTACTTCTTCTTGTTCTCTAGCACAATCTAATTTGAAACCTAGGTAATTAATTAAATTATCAATTTGTTTTGAATCTTCTTCATATATCTCTTTTAAATACTTTAATTGTTTAAAGAATAGAAGTTTATTAATCTTAACATCACTCTCACATCTGTGTACATAATCCCTTATAGATAAATTTTGCCAATCTGTAATTACAGGTTTTGGAACTCCTAGTTCTTCTCCCCATAATTCTAGACCATGTTTAAGTCTTATAGGGTATAAGTACCAAGATAGACCTAAAGTATCTATCAATCTAGCAGTTACTTTTATATTAAGTATTTTTTCTAGTACAGGAACATCATATCTAATAATATTATGTCCTACTAATATGTTTTGTTGGGTTAAAAATTGTTTTATTTGGTTATAATTGGTAATAGAGCCTTTATCTATCTCTCTACCATTTAATATAATACTATAGGATAAGCAATGTATTTTTGTTACAGTTTCTAATAGTCCATCTGTCTCAATATCTACAATTGTATATCTCATAATCTTATTATTTTAATCTAACCAATCCATTTGAAATTATATTTACATCAGAAGTATTTTTTTCCCAATCCAATACTTTTTTAGGTATTTTAAAACTACCAAATATATTATTAAATGTTACTTCTTTAGGTACAGACTCAAAATCTTTATAGATATTCTTTAATTTATCTGTAATATCAGTACCAAATAAACTTTTAAATCTCCATACTTTAAGTTCCTCTGAACCATATGTTGTCAGCTTAGTGACAAAATGTGGATAAATAGCCTGTATATCTTCTTCTGTTTTTATTTTTAATTTAATGTGCATTGTTTTATATTTTAAGGTAAGTGAATAATAAAAGGAAACCCTTAAGCAATTACCAAGAAGCACCAATAAGGCACAAAAAGAATAATCATTAAGGGTTTCCAAAGAATAACTATTAGAAACTATAAATTCTGTTACATTGGACTATTGAAGTCCAAAGTTTCTAACAGATGCAAAATATAACTGTGGGAAGCGTTATATGAAATTTTAAAAAGATTCAAACTAGTTCTCAAGGGTTCTCACTGCCTTGATACCGTCTCCTAATACACCAATACTTTCTGTGATGCAAAGCTCTTGAGCTGTCCAACAGTTGGTCTATAATTTAACCTATTTGGTGAATGTTGTTTCATCTTACAGAATCTACTAACTATATTGAACTAGTTTATAATCTTATATTGTATGTTTATTACACCTTTATTTAAATTAGCAATACTATCAAAAGATGCTTTACTTAAATCTAATTTCCTTCTAGGATGTGGTATAAAAGAATTATTTATTTTTTTAAAAGGACCTCTATCATTGATTCTAACCACAACAGTTTTACCATTTGCTATATTAGTAACTTCTACTAAACTATTAAATGCTATTGTTGGAGATGCAGCAGTAAGACTATCTTGATTAAAATACTCTCCATTTGCTGTAGTTTTACCATTAAAGCCTGGTCCATACCAAGAGGCTCTTGTTGTCTTATAATTAAAACTACATAAACTTATTATCATAAGAACTAATAGTACTAATATTGGAATAAATCCTAATATTAAAAACCTTCTTTTTTTCATTTGTTTATTTTGTTATATTAGACAAAAAAGCAAGGATGATTCCTTGCTTAAAATAATGAGGTGCCAACTGGATTCGAACCAGTGAAGAACAGTTTTGCAGACTGACCCTTTAAACCAAACTCAGGCACAGCACCATAAAATAAAGGCTTTAAAAATACTTCCTCATGTTGTACATTATTGGATAGTTATCCCTAAAGCCTATACAAAGATACAAAATATCTTGTAAATTAAAAAATTTTCAGGGTGAAAGATGGGATTTGAACCCACGAAAGGATATACCTAATAGAACCACAATCTATCTGCTTTGACCACTTGCATACTTACACCATTTGTAAAATAGCTGCCTAACTATTTTAATAATCTGCATATGAAAAAACTAAAAATTTTCACAGATTATCTCCTCCATAGAGTCTATTTTAATTAAGTTAGGATGGAGAGGCTCGAACTCCCAATCTTCTGGACCAAAACCAAACGTGTTAACCAATTACACTACATCCCAAGGACTCAGTTTTGAATGGAGAAAACTGACAAAACTCCTTAGGCAGACTGATTTAACAGTCCAGCTCCACCACTTGATTTTTAATTTTCAGCTACCAAGAAACTGCTAGTGGACCAGATGGGACTTGAACCCACATCCTTCTCCTTGCAAAGGAGATACTCAGCCAATTGAGTTACTAGCCCAAATAAAAAGAATAAAGAATGGTTAGAAAGTATGTTGTTTATAAAATCCAAATTTATACGAAGTAACTTTCTATTTACTATTATTCTCTTTGTACTCTGTGTGAGATTCGAACTCTACGTGACCACCGTGAAAGGGTGGCATCCTAACCAACTAGATGAACAGAGCATTAATCATTGTGCAGCAAGAGAGATTCGAACTCTCAACATCCTGCTCGGAAGGCAGGTAGACTACCAGTTGTCCTATTACTGCAAATTGTGGCATTTCATTTGTACAGAGGTTGAAATCCCACAAGAAACTATCCTAGTCTTTTCCTAGACTTGTGACTTAACCAGTAGGAATATATGGATTCGAACCATAAACCTCTTCCGTATCAGGGAAGTACACTAACCAATTGTGTTATATTCCTATAAGTAGAGAGAAAGGGATTTGAACCCTTGTACCATTTCTGATGTACTCCTTAGCAGGGAGCTGCATTACCACTCTGCCACCTCTCTATTGATGAAGAGGGTGTGGGACTCGAACCCACAAAGGTAATTAGCCTCTACCACTTTTCAAGAGTGGCTCTTCATCCAGCCAGATACCCTCCTTATTTATATATCACTAAAATAAAGACTTTTCAAATTATTGAAAGCTGATAAGAACTCTATATCATCAGTAGTTAGACTGTTGACCTCATTTAGAAACATATTTACATTACTCTTTAATCTTTCATAATCCTCTAATATCCTATTATTTTCTACTTCTGTAGTCATAATAATAAAATTTAAAGATTAATATTGTACCCCTTGATGGATTCGAACCATCACTGAATGAATTTTAAGTCCAATGCCTCTCCCAGTTGGGCTAAAGGGGCTAATACTGTACCTAACAGTTCTCCTTATTTCTAGTGTGTTTATAAGAAATTTAAAACTCCTTTTTCAGGGTTTCTGGTTTGTACAGTGCTTACTATAAACCCTTGTTCAGCTAATAACTTCATCTCCACTATCCCTGTTTACCATTGGGAGAATTTTATAACTACCTACATTGTGTTAGGATTCAGGGTAGTTATTAGTACCTCTAATAAGATTCGAACTTATACTTAACCTACATCCTAAGTGTAGTGTGTTTACCAATTTCACCATAGAGGCAACTAGCAGTAAAAACTGCTAAGTTTTTTTACTCTTCTGCCATAGTTAATATACCATTCTGCACAAGTTGACTTTTCAAACTTGCAAATTGGTCTTGTACTAAAAATAATAAGAAAGCAAGTTCTTCTTTTTCAAGTCCTTTACAGTATTCTTCTACTATTTTAGAGTTTGCAGAAACATTGGGTTTTTCAGTAGAAATAGGTGTACTTAGTACTTTTATAACAATTTTGTTAGCTTTTTGAACAATTTCTCCAGCAGTTTCTGCTGTAATTCCTAAGGCTTCATAAATATCCTCAGAGTCATGATTGTAAGTGAATTTTGACATATAAAATAATTTAGGTTAATAATAGTTCCTCAACTAGGACTTGAACCTAGGACCTACCCCTTAAAAGAGGGTTGCTACCTGCCAACTGAGCTATTGAGGAATATAGTCTGTGTGGTTAGATTCGAACTAACGTGTTCTAACTCCCAAAGTTAGCGAGATAAACCAGACTCCTCTACACACAGGTAATTTTTAATGTATTCTAAAATTGTATGCTCAATCTCTACCTTATATTTACTATGCCAATACTGATGATGTGTAGGACACAATGGTATAAGATTTTCTGGAGAGTTATTAGTATTATCTTCATCTAAATGATGTACTTCAACTATTTTACTCTCTTTACATACTACACATTCTTTTTTATGATAATGAAAACAAGTTGTTCTATAAGAAGATTCTTTCCAATTTGGATTGTTAATACCACTTCTAAAATAACTGTTTGCACAAGAATGTGAACAAGTAGTTTTTTCTCTAGGACTACCTAAACTTGTATTAAAAATTTGCTCACATATTGGACAAACTTTTTCTATTGGGGGGTATGTATGTTTTCTTGCCATATCACAAAGATATGACTTTTGAACCAATTCCCCAAATGTAATAATAATAAAAGGAAGAATGCTAATTAAGTATAATTATCTATGCTCTAACCAGCTGAGCTAATATACCTACGGCATATATTGGATTCGAACCAATGACCTTAACATTAAAAGTGTTGCGAAGTAACTTAATTATTACTATCCTTTTATTTATTGTAGCGGACCTGGGACTTGAACCCAGAATTACAAACTTATGAGACTTGCGTGTTACCAATTACATCCAATCCGCTATATTATTTTTGTTTTTACTATTAGTAAACCATTATAAGACCAATCATATCCCTCTGTACATTCTATATACTCTATTATAGGGTATGTAGCATAATATATAATATGTACTTTTATTTCTCTAGGAAAAGATAATCTTAATGGGCATTCTAAATCATTATTATGCCCACTATGCCAATAAATTGGTTTTTCTGGAATATATAAAGAATCTTCTACAGATACATTCCATCTTGTTAAAGGTCTTAGACCTTTTTTACTTGTAAAAAAACTTTTATCTATAGTTAACATAGTTTCTAATTTTAGTGGGACCTGGTGGACTCGAACCACTCCCCTAAGGACCAGATTTACAGTCTAGCTGCCATATCCAAATGACTTTCAGTTCCCATTATTTTTAGTATGGAAGGGGTGTTTACACACCCCTACACCACTATAAGGACATCTCCTTATAACTTCTTAATAGTGTTTCACATGTCTGCTACTTTTCTATTAACATACCTTATGTGGTACAGGCTAGATTCGAACTAGCAACACTCTGGGCTTCACTCAGATGCTCTACCAATTGGAGCTACTATACCATTTAAAAGAGAGAAATTAATGTAACTGTGTTTGTGTATACAAATTCTTAAGATTTGCGTGTCTACCAATTGCACCAAATAGTTTTGCAACTATTAAAGGATTCGAACCTTTATTTTACGAAGTAAGTTATCATTTTACTACTCTTTTATTTTTTGTGGGGAAGGCTGGAATTGAACCAACAATTTAAATTTCACATATTTTAATTTTGCCTTACGAAGTAACTTATAATCTCAGTATCATTGCTGAACAATATGACCTAAGTATTTTTGTATTTTTCTTCCCCATTGTAAGTTTATAGTTCTTCAACTTGCACATCCCTAAAGAATCGAACTTTATCCTAAGGTTTTGGAGACCTATTGGCTGCCATTAGCCTGAGATGTATTTAATTAATTTTTTCTATCTTCCCGAAGTATAGATTACATTTCTGTAAGTTTCTCACTAATCTATTAATTGCACATTTTTTATCACGAAGCCTGTACAAATCCTACTCATATATTCCATTATTTTTTCTCTTATCTATATATTATATTATATTATATATTTTCATAAGATTAGGTCCTGGAACAACAAAATTAATTTTCTTTAAGCCACTCTGTTACAATTTGATTGCTACAAGACCAGTGTTTACCTGTCCATTCACATTCAAATCTATGACTATTACCCATTTGGGTCTTAGTACGGACTATGTACTTACCAGGTTTATCTGGTTGCTCTTTTAGATTGTCTATCCATTGCATATTTATAATTTTAGTACTACCACTAAGATTCGAACTTAGGACCTATTGCGTGTAAAACAATTGCTCTGAACCAGACTGAGCTATGGTAGTATATTGTGGACTCTACAGGATTTGAACCTATGACCTTCTCGTTATGAGCGAGTTGCTACTAACCAAGCTGAGCTAAGAGTCCATTAATAAAGAAAGGAGAAATTGAGAAGAGTTTATTTTGTGCAAATTATATATTAGCGAAGTAACTCTTCTCTTACTACCTTTAAATATTTTGAGGACTGTGGAGGATTCGAACCTCCAACCATTTGCTTAACAGGCAAAAGCTCTACCCTTGAGCTAACAATCCAATTAAAAGAGAGAATAAAATAATAAGGATATAGATGTTTTGATTCCATATCTAGAAAGAATGTTCCTAAAATACCCTTTAGTATAGGTAGAATAAAGTTTCAATTAGTTTTTCCTTTATTCAACTGTTCTTACGTCATATTTAGTATGTTCAGGCATATGCCTGTAATATAAAAATTTACGAAGTAACTTATTACTAACTACTCTTTTAGTGAAGATAGAAGGATTCGAACCTACAACCCTCATCTTAGAAGGATGATGCTCTATCCAATTGAGCTATATCTCCAATTGTACATTTTAATGAGATGTACTAACTCTTACTATCCAATATGTCAATGAGCTTACATTGAGCTACAAGTAGGACTCGAACCTACAACTGCTAGTTTACAAAACTAGTATTCTACCAATTGAATTATTATAGCATAAAAGAGGGAAATTTAACAAACTTGTGAGATTTCTCTCGGATGGATTTGAACCACCAACAGATTGTGTATGAAACAATTACTCTACCAATTGAGTTACGAAGTAAGTTTGCTATTACCACCCTTATATTTTATTTTGCGGATTATAAGAGATTCGAACTCTTAGCACTACATAGACAGTGTAGCATGTTAACCATTGACACCAATAATCCTTATTATTTCTAACATCTGTTCATGTGTCATAGAATTTTTTAAATGATTCATAGCAACACTAATAAACTGGATATTATCTTTGTGATAACCTTTAGAAGAATCTATTCTATCTAAACTAATAGTATAAATAGGGTCATTCTTTTTATTATTATCAGATTCTGAAAGTTTTACTTTAGAATAAACACATATTCCTTTTTGTTTATCCCAAACTTCTTTCATTTGTTCTAATGTTAAAGAACAATCTTGTTTTCTATAACAAGCTCTTCTTAAATGAGGTCTAAACAATGTAAATTCATCTCTTCTGTTTCCAGGATTAAGATGTTCTACATTTCTCTCTACACCATCTAAATTAGAAATATTAGCTATTCCTAAGCAAGTTCTAGAACAGTAATTTTTTCTATTTAACTTTAAGTTTCTTTTAATTTCAGAAACATCTTTATTAAATAAGGTGTTGCAACCATCACATTTTATTTCTTGTTGTTTTCTTATGTATTTCATAATACAAAGATACAAATTAATTGTGGAATACACAAGAAATATTTTTGTGGAAGTGGAGATGTGCGGACTCGAACCGCAGTCTTTAATACTCCTATATATAATACTTTATACAGCTTATTCTCCAACACTTATTTAAAGACTCTGTTGGGACAGTCTATGAAATCAAATCGCTAGTTAGCTTATGCAGCTATTGCAACCTGTCTTGTTCCCCAAGATAAATCTTGAGAAGGAGATACAGATTTTCTCTCTCCTTTGTGTACTACCATCATTGGAGTACTAAATGTGTAGTTTATATCAACTACTTCTTGTGCATCATTATCAATGTTTCCATTTATTCAATTCACCTTAGTTTTAACCAGTTATCTCTCTGGGCTGAATATTATATAAGTCTTACCAAATCAAATCCAGGTCATCCCCATATATTACTTTCTTAAAGAAAGTTCATTTTCAAAAGTCTTTCTCCAAAACTCTCTCCCTTTTCCATTAACAGGAAAGTATATTCTAGTTTTACTTTTTTTTTTAATGCAATTTAGTGTATTTTTAATATGAGCTGTTGACATATCACATACACTAACTCTAGAACCATCTTTTCTAATCCAGAAATGTTTTGCATTAATGTAAGAACTTACAAAATAAGTACTTGTTATCCGTATCTCTTTCATATTAATAATACTTTGCAAAGATAAATAATAAAATTAAACCCTGCAAGTACAGGGTTTAATTTTTTAAATATTTTTCTTTATTTAATCATTTAAAAGCCTGTCTATTTTACTAGCAATCTTATAATTTTCTTTAGCTAGAACCTCTAATTGTTCAGACTCTAACTTAGCTCGTTGCATTTCTTCAAGCTTAATTTTTCTCTGCTCTTCAGCTTTCTTACCTATATCATTTAATTTAGATATAGTTTGTTTAAACACTGATAATACATTGTCAGATTCTTTAGCTAGTGAATCTGGTGTTGGTTTTGTATTGAATATATCCATAGTTTAAAATCTTTGTTTTCCCCAATTTCTATACTCATTCCAAAAATGGGTTCTAGCTTCTTTAGTGAATTCCCCATCTTCCAATGCTTTCTTCAAAGCTAGTTGTCTTCCAATTTCTTTGTTAAAATTGTCATTTGGATGACATCTGGAATATCCTATAGAGATATATCCCAAATCTTCTTTACCTTCTTCAGCTTGAAGAATTTTGCATTGAGTGTGACGTACTGGATTTTCTGAATCCAAGTTTTCTTGGATATGTAAGAACTTAACAATATATGCTAAGCCTACTAATCCTGGCAATAATACTCTCATAGTATTTAGTGAATTAAATTAATAGTTATTTTAAATAGAGGGGAGAAATTATCTCCCCTTGAAACTTATATTACTACTCTTTTCACTTTTTCTAAGTGATGGGCAGCATTGAATTCAGATGTAGCAATATCATCAAACATTGCATATCCGTATCCATAGTAATATCTTACCTTATCTCCTGCAATACAGTTAGTACCATATCCAGCTAAGTCAACTGAATATACATAAGGATTGCCTGATTTCTCAACATACCCCATATAGCTCTTATAGCTATTGCCAATATTACATTCATTATCAGATAAGATAAATACTCTAGTATATTTATTACCAGAAGCATTTGCAGTATTCCAAGCTGATGCTAAACTAGTTCCTCCCATATTTGCACTACTTAAGTTTTTAGCTAAAGTAAATACATCAACATTGGGATTATACTGCACATATTTAGCAGAAGAACCAAATACAATTATATCTGCATTGGTAGCTATTGCTATTGTAGCTGCAACAAGTGCTGCTTTATGTGCGCATAATACACCAATCTTACCATTAGGTAGTCTAATAGGAGTATGCATAGAACCAGATTGGTCCAAGAATATACAGTTATTTCCTGGTAGCATTTCTGCTAAATTAGGAATAGCTTCAATATATCCTTTAGCTAATGCCTGTGATATTTGTCTAGAGTAAGGAGTATTAAACTCAGAGAGCATAATATCATTTGCCAAATCTAGTTGATATGGCATTATTTTTCCTTCTCTAATCAATCTTGGATTGGAAACTAATTCACACACCTTACTGACAGTATCTGGGTCTGGGTTATTGATAAGAATGTTTCTTAAATTTCTCAAACAAGCCAGTATACCCAGTTTGTTTGTATCAAGAAGTTCTTTCCAATTATCAGATTTTGCCTGCTTTAAGACTTGCTCTGCTTCATCTTTATCCAACTTACCTTCCTTAACAGCTTTTGCTACAATTTGTCCTGCTTCTCCTTGGTTAACTTCCCAAGTATTTGCTGACACATTGTAACCTCTCATTATTGCATCTAAAGTATAGACATCTTTATCCTCATATTTAACTATAGCACCTGATTTTTCTCCAGATGGGTGTGTTAAATTGATTACATCTATAAGTTTAGATTTGTATTTCAATAATGAATAAGTGTCGATAGATTCCAAAGCATCTTTGAAACCTTTCTTCATAGCATTTGTAAGCTTTGTACCACTTACATTTACTTCACTACTTGTTTCTCCAGTCCTGTGATTTACCACAGTAGTAGTTTTATATTCCCCATTAAGGGCAACAAAACCTGCAATAATTTCAGACATATCATCAGGTCTGAATATTACTCCACCTTTTTCTTTTTTCTTATCCCATAGACCATAAAATCTCTTTCCAAACTCTTGTCCTGAAAGATGTGGGGCAATAAATACAGATGCTGCGTGAGAGATAGTTCTCATACCTTCTCCTAAGCATCTAGAATAAACTATACATTGACAAGTTAAGTACAGATTTTCTGTAGCACATTCCCTAATTAGACTTTCTAGTTCTACTAGTGTCTGTTTATCAGTTCTGTAATACTGGTTCTGTAATTTTAATGTGTTAAGCATAGTTAACAATTTCAACCATTTATCTTGTGTATGGGCAGGTAATCCCTGTCTATTTACAGTATCTGGTTTTGGAATAGCTCTTGAGGCTACTAAGTTTTCTTTAGGTTTCTTCTGACCTATAACTCCTGCTAATTTTGAGTTTGTTTTTGACATATTCAGTTCAATTTTATATGTTGACAATTTTAAAGGGGAGTTTTCCTCCCCTTTAAATTGGTTATTACCATCTAAATTTCTTTTTCACTTTAATAAGTAGATTATCATCTTCCTTTAATTCCTCTATAGAAGGAACATTAAAGAAATCTTCTTCATCTTCATCTTTAGGATGTGGATTCCAATGATGTGTAGGTATAGTTGGATGAAAGAAACTATCTGGAATATCTTTGGATGTTCCTTTTTGATTTTTTAAAGTACTATCAGAACTATCTGATTGTCCTTTACCACTTCCATCTCCACTTCCATCTCCTTCATTGCCCTCTCCTTCTAATTTAAAATAGGTCTTATCTATTATGATTTCATCTGGCTCATCACAAAAATCCTTCTTAGCTTTTTTAAGAAGTTCCAATTGTCTTTCAGTATGTGTTTTTTTAGGAGGTATATTACCTTTAAAAACATTATACTTATCTGTTGATTCTACATCTATTATCATCCTAAACCTATTTTTAAAATTCTACTTACCATTTCTCTTTGCTCTTCATTATCTCCTGGTATCCTAAGTGTATTACCTCCTATGATATCATATCTAGAAGATAAATCTTCTATTAACCTCTTCTCAGGTAAGAAAGTACCTATACTTCTTTGTATACCTGATGCAGAATAACCATTAAATAATGTTGTACTAAAGAACTCTCTGTGTGAGCAAGCTAAAATATTCTTTAAGTTTAATTTTTCACTGGACTTAGCTACATTACATATAACATATCCCATTCCATTTCCAATTGCATAAGTATCAGAATCAAACATATCAATATTTACATTGATATTCATTGCCTGACACATAAGTATTGTTTTAAGTATTTTTACAAAAGATTTTGTATAATCCCCTCCTACAAAAGTACCTACTTGAAAAGCTAAATTTAAAGTTAACTTCTTTGCTCCTGGTCTCCCCCTCTTGAATATCTTTTCAGAATTAGAGGCATAATGTGGCATAGAAAGATTACCCTCAAATCTATTGAGGGTAAATTCTCTTTTTGAAGACTTTGCTTTATATACCAATTCTAGAAAATCCTTATCAACAGACATATCTTTCATAGCTATATTAATAATTTTCTGCTTGTGAGCAGTCAATATATTTCTATCTCTAAAATATTCTCTATGATTGGATAAGTAATATGATATATCTCCACCATGTTGGATATCTCTTTTTAAAGCAATTCCATCAGGGTTGTTAGCAGGAATATCATACCAAAATATATCTGATAAATTATCAAATCTAATTAGTTTACTTCCTGATTCTAAAGTAGTATAAAGCACCTTTGGCTTAGGAATAGAAGAATCAAACATATTAATAATATAAATCTCTATCACTTGCAGCTACTAGAGGTCTATCACCTTTTTGCATCCTAGCTAAAGCCTTTGCAACTTGTTCGTCTCTAGATATCTGTTGTGGATTCCTATACTCAACTTGTGGTTCATTAGAAAAATTAATATTGTTATTAACCTTTCTAAATATATTAGACCTATCCTCTGTAGATAAATCCTGACATACCATATTAAGAATTCTTTTGCTGGTATAACCAGCATTGATTAAAATAGATATATCTTCTACATTTCTGGTAGATAGATAATTACCTATTTCTTCAAAAGCATCTCTCATAGCTTCAACCCAAGGATAATAGTTACCCATAAGTTGTTTCTCCAATTGAATATGATATCCAATATGGTGTCTACAAAATCTAAATCTATCCATTAAAGCCATATCTTGGAAATCCCTACCTGAATAATCAGTAGAGCCTTTCCCCCAAGTATTTCCACACATAACTAAATAAAAATCCTTGTGCTTTTTAGCTGTTGGATTATCATCTCTATGTGGAATAGATATAAAGTTAGAATTATCTGCAATACCATTAAAGAATAGTGCCATATCTCCTGACATAGCATCATATTCATCTACTAAGAATAGACCACCATTTTCATATGCATTCAAGAAAGAAGTCTGTAAGTATACCTCAGATTTAGGTTGTTTATAACCTAATAAATCATGTACACTAGAGTCTCTAGAACAAGAATATTTATAAAAAGGTATGTTCATTCTTTTAGCTATTTCAGCTACCATATAAGTTTTACCAGTTCCTGCTGGTCCAACTAACATAGTTTTCTTTTGTATTACAAGGGATTTTACAACATCTTCCATTTTAGGATGGTCCATATGTTGTATTTCAATTTCAGAGGTATTGGGGAGAACTATTGTAGTTCTACCTTTTACTATCTCTTCCATTATTTTATCCCGCATATTTCTTGCAGCATATTTTGCTGCATCTTTATGCTCTTTCAATATATTTTGAAGCTCTAGTCTCCATTCATCTGAAGATTTAGATACATCAACATCAAAAGCAAGAATACTATCTTTCAATTTATCTTGAAAGATAGTATCTATTTCCTTTGCCAATCTATCTAAATCAAATTCAGGTACTGCCTGTGATTTGATTTCATCCATTGTTATGGTGTTATTTTTTGTTCTATGAATAATTTGAATATCTCCAATATAAGATACTTTTCTTCTGAAAATAAGAATTGTACAAAAGTTTTTGCAACTGCATTATTATCTTTAATCCATTTGAAATCTTTTGCAATACTATCCCTATCAGTAAAGAGTTCTATGTCCAATTCAACTAAATCCTCTATTTGGGAGTCCTTGAGTTTTTCTCTAGGGTCTCTCATAAAGAAAGGTAAATTGTTCATTGAAGTATATCTATTATATACTTTATTGAAAGAAAATAAACTATCTTCTTCCTCTTCTGCATAATAGAAACAAATCAGAGCTTTCTTTTTATCAAAGTAAAACCCTGATTTTAAATTTCTCTTATTGTGTTCAAATGGATTCTTCATAATAATATTATGGTTTTATCCTACTTATTTGTTCTTCAAATTGTTCGGATTCTTTCATAATATCCTCCATTTTCATACCATCATCTTGAAACTTTATGGTAAGCATCATAACCTCAGACATAGGTTTAGGTACACCTTCTTTCCCAGGATTTAATTTTCTTGGGGTATCTTTGTGTTTATTGGATTTAAAGAAATCTGCAAGTCCTCCCTTACTTAGTTCTTTTTGAACTAAAGTACCAGGTACTTTTTCTATTTCTTCTGTTTCTCCAAACTTCTCTTTTTGGTACTTTTGAAGAGCTTTGATAGTTTTTTCAAGGATAATCTCTTCTGGCATTAGGGCTGTTAACATACGAGCCATTCCAAGTGTTGACATAATTTAAGTATTTAAAAGTTTAAAAATAATTTTACTAACTGATTATGAAATAGGATGCACCTATATCATTGGCAGTATCTTGAAAAACATCAAGTACTTCTTGAGGAGACCTCCTTACCAATTTTCCTTTTACTTCCTTTTGGAATACCAAAGGACTTATTGGAGCTGAAGTACTGCTTTTATGTTTTACAGTAATTCCCAAAGGTGATTGCTTTGTGAATTTTATTCTTTCCTGTATAAATACATAAGTTACTGTACCACCTTGGTTTTTATGTATTGTTTGTAAGGTTTTTAGTAACCTTGGACTGGGATTCTGGATACTGTACTTCTCCTTTGCACCCTTTTTTGAATTGTTATTCATTTTTTATTCTTGATAATCTATAGCTTTAGCTATTGCCATTGGTAGTGGCATACGCATAGAGCTTACCTTATGCTTACACATCCATTCTACGAGTGTAAGCTTCCTAGGATTTTTTTCAATCTTTTTTTCTTGATTGTCCATAAAACTAAAGTTTGGTTCTAAGGAATATTATTAGAAATACTATAAATAGTATAAATAATCCAAATAGTAATGAAATCCAAATTGGACTCAATACCCACCACCAACTCCAATCAATGTAGTTGGTAAGCTTAAGCACTATAAATACAATAGTAAGTAATCCTGTAAATCCTACACCTGAACTGGTTGATTTTGAATTTGACATTTTAAACTATTTTTAAAGGTGACTTTTCTTCTCTTTTTACTTCTTGATTTGAGATTTGGAGCAAAGCCTCGAAATTTACATGTGGATTAAATAATATAGTATTATCAACTTTAAATCCTTCCATAACTTCGTGTTCAACAGCTTGTTTAAATGTAACATAAGCTGTTTTAATGATTTCATCATCAGTCATATGGTCTGATAGATAATTCTTTCTACCTTTCCATTCTTCTTCTACACCTGTCTTTGTACATTTAGATACATAGTGTGCTTGAAGATATATTCTACCTTTAACATCTCCATTGGGAAATGTTAAACTGTATTTATCATCATAACTGGCACGTATTTCAAATGTTTTATCCAAACAAATACAACTAATACGTGCCAATATTTCTAATACTCTTTCCATTACACTTTCCAATATAATGAAACCATAAAATCCCAACGTATCTCTTTACCTTCATTAATAAGAGCTTGTTCAGCTCTAAATGCATTAAATCCAGCACCACAATACCATTTTCTATACATTCTATATTGAAATTCAAGGTTAAGACCAGGATTAAGTACCCGTGTTGATGTTTTCTTCCTAAAATTCTCTGGATTGCCATACCAGGCATCTTTATGCCTTCTGTATATAACAGAAGTTTCAGCCCCTGCGTAAATACCAAAGTTTTTTACTGGTACATCTACTATTTTATAATCTAGAGCTAACCAAGTCCATTTAGAATAATTTATAGCTGGATGTATTTCATAATACATACCAACTCTAAAATGTTCTTTTTCAATACCCAATTTAAACTCTCCATTAAATGTAGTACCAATATCATTTGGTTTACCTGCATAAGGTCCTTCAATTGCCATTTTGGGGTCTATTGAAAACCCTATAAAAATATCAAATCCTTTATCAGAGTTTGTCTGACCATAACTACCCAGTGTTAGGATACACACTAAGAGAATAAATAGATTTTTCATTTGTTTTTGTTTTAATTATTATTGGATAGTTTTAAATAAACTCTCACAAGGTTGCACCTTGAGTATAGTCATCTCATCACCTATACCACCGATGTGTCTTATATCGCTCCTAAGAGGATCACGCAGCATCAAGTTCCTGCAATTGGATGAGAGTTTAAAACAATAGGTTTTGATGATTTTTATATACTATCTACATTAGTACTCCTATTATATTAAAAAATAGTTGTTTAATCGCAAGGTACAACTATTAAAACCTAATTATAAATAACTACTACATCTAAGTGGATTTTTCCTCCTTATAATGTAATTTTAACGTTTCTGAGCATATTAATAGTTATCTATAGTTCTATTAATACTCTAAGTTATATTTTGTACCACCAATTCTAATCATACAATATAAGGTGTAGTAGTTATTGATATTTATTTTCAAGACAATCCAATCCTTCTTGGTTATCTGATACTGTTATATCTGAAATGTATTTCTTCAATTCAGCTTGTGTATTAAACCGTATTGGTGGATTACTATTTTCATCTGTTACAGTTAGACCATTTATATAATAGATATTTTCTAATGTATAAATTTCAAGATTTGTTGGTTCTTGTTTAGTATTTACTCCTTTTACATCAAATATATGAATTAATGTGCTTGTAAGTGTAAAACTAACAATAAGTGCAATTATAAAGTATTTCATAATTTGGCTATTTAGAAGTTATTGGTGTATATTGTGTGGTATTCTATGGTATTACAATATAGTACCAAGGTATTTGAATATTTGGGTATTCTGTAATTAATTATTGTATAATATTACAGAAGGTGATTTGTCTTGAAGATGTATTGATTGTATCAAAAAGGCTATATTAATATATGAAGGCAATTTTGATGATTTTGAATATGTAGTGAAATGTGTGTAATGTTGTCTGGACAGCATACAGCCTTAAACTACAAAATAAATCTAGTTTCAGTAAGAATGCACCATTGGAGGCAGTATTGAACTAATTAATCTTCAAAACTTTTCAGCTTGTTAGGACTGTATGGAGCATTCCGCAATGGTTTACTCCCAAAAAATAACCAATAAGTGAGGTCAATAAAATAATAAAGGGGAATACATTACATATTCCCCTAAATTAACTAAGGCACCTATTCTATTAGATAGCTTGTCCAGCTAATGCCTCTTGTACATTCTCTGCTACTTCCGCAGGACTTTCATTTACCCATACATCAGGAGTATTTGGGTCTTCCACATACTCAAACTGAAGGTAAGTTTCTCTACCATTGGTAAGTACAACCTCCCCTGTAGTAGGATTGATTTTAGGATTTTGAGTGGATGTGGCACCATTTTGTCCAGCTACATAGAAAGGCTGAAAGCTCTCTTGTTTCTGGATTTTACCTGGCAACACTTGTCCTTCCCTTAATCCCAAAGATTCCAAATCTGCAATCTTACCTCTAATGAAGGCACTTCTCTTGGAGACATTAAGAATACCTCCAGCAAAGGATTTATTCTCAGAGTCTACTCTGATTGTACCCCACTCTGGGTTGTTTGTACTTGGGGTAATGATATTACCTGTTTCTGGATGTTTTGCAACTTTTACTGACATAATAAGATTATTTAAAGGTTATTAAAAGATTTTAAGAGTGCAAATACAATGCCTTCTAGGCTTTCAACTCTTCTAGCAAGATTTGCAAAAACAAGTGAGGGTATTTAGTGTGAGTGAATATAGAAAAGAAGAGAGTATTAAACACTCTCTTCTTTTATTTTCCATATATATCTTCTACTGTATTCTCCTCTACTTGCTAATACACCCATAGCTTGAAAATATTCAATATTTGGTACCTCTTGAATTAATAGTCTATATTTAGATTGAGCAGAGATATTTCTAGATATAATATCTTCAATAAGAGCTTTATCTTTTACAGATATATTTATAATAGGTTTTTTCATAATATTTGGTTTTAGATTAAGGCACTATTGCCACTAATAAGAAAGGGTATTTAGTAATAGTAGAGATAACAATAAAAAAACAAAGAGAAGGCATAACACCTTCTCTAAGTCTAACCAAATATTAATTGGGGATATATACTGAAGGTATTTTACCTTCTGTAGTATTGTGTAATAGTGATACTACCAAGCTATTGAAGCCTGGTAATATCATCTTTTATTTCCTTCTGTTCTTTTAGTATGTACATCATCCATACCATAAGACCAACAATAGAACTAACAAGCAGACCACACACACCACGTTGTGATGAAGTGATGGCAAAGTCTAGTGAAAAGCCAACCACACTGACAATCAATAAAGCATAAAATAAATATTTCACGAGGATAAAAGTTTAAGTTAATAATGATGGGTGGGGGACTTTCCCTTCCAAAAATAAGTAGGGGTGTTTTTTGAGGTACACTCACACATCCATAATATTACAACTTAAAAAATTTTTTATAAAAATTTTGTGGTGGTATAGTATATAAAAAAAACCCCAGTAGACTTAACTACTGGGGTATATTGTTAGAACATACATCACAGATACTTTCATAAAAAGGTACTCTCCTCTCTTATAAACACACCTCACCCAAAAAACTAAAGTTTTTTAAGTTCAGCTTATCAGCTTCCTTATTAAGTAACAAAGTTACTACTTTTTTTTTACATTATTGCAATCTGTCAAGTTAAATTTTTTTAAATAAAATCCTGAAGACTTATGAAATTTATTTTTAGTTAAAAGTATTTGTCTTACTCTTTCCCTACTTATACTAAGAAAATTTCCTACTTCTTTTAAGGTTTTAAAAGTATATTCTTTTTCATCATTATACACTTTAACTCTTTTTAAGTTATATAGTTTAGATTTTTCCCTACTTTCATTAGTATAAGATTTCCAATTATTTATAATATGTTTATTACATACATAAAATTCAGGAGTTACTAATCTATACTTTCTCTTGTAAACAGTTTCAGTATTTATTGTACTTGTATTATAAGTACTTCTTTTATTATTAGTAGTATACCTAATACATTCAGATATACTAGGAAAAACTTTAATTAGATTTCCTTTTAAATCAATTAAACACACAGCTATTTGCATACAATCAAACCCTCCTGCTTTAGCTATTTTAGTTTGATTATAATTCTTATTAAAATCTAAAGTATCAAGGTATTTTTGTTCAATTTCATATAAGTTATTATAACTACATATTTCTAGTATCTCCCATTTAAAAGCTTGTTTTCCATATTTATTAAATGAGGATTGTAAATGAGAATTTTTATGTGTACCTTTTTTTAATTCTCTAAAATGTCTCCTTATTCTATCTTCTATATTTTTAGAAGAACCTATATAACATTTATTATTTTTAATATTTGTTATTTTATATATTCCTGTTTTCATACTACAAATTTAATAAAAAGTCAAGACCTGACAAAATAATAATTAATATTAATATTAAAAAAGTTTAATATTTATTTGTATAGATTAAATAAAGTTTATATCTTTGCCTTATGGAAAATTTACTAGAATATAAAGTGGTTATATACCTTAATAATGCTAAAGCTGAAGAACAGGCTGAAAAGTATAGGGATTTAGGTATACAGATTCCTGAAGAAGAACAGGAAGTAGAAGAAAAGATTGTTAAATACTCTTTTAATATTAGTGGAGAGATAGTAGAGATTAGGGAGACTTTTGTTAAATATATGTCAGAATGGCTACCTGCTGTATGTGTCTCCTTTACTACAAAGGAAGGTACATTTATAGATACACCTCCATTACTTGTTACATATGAAGAGTTTAAAAGAAATTTAAATGAACATAATAAGAAAGATACTCAGGTTAAATAAGGAGGAGTATTATAAAAAACATTTACTGATAATTAATCATTTGTTACCTATACAGATGACTCCTAAAGAAGCTGAAGTTTTAGCTGCCTTTATGTCATTGGAAGGAGATATAGCAAATGACCCTTTTGGTACATCTGGAAGAAAGATAGTAAAAAATAAATTAGGTATATCTGCTGGAGGATTGGGAAATTATTTAGACCAATTGAAAAAGAAGGAATTTATATTGACTAGAGATGACAGCTCACTTTATATATTACCTATACTGATTCCTGACAGAGATATACAGGGATACCAATTTAAATTAGAAAACAATGAAGTGTAAGAGAACTAAAAATGGATTACTACTTCCAACTATATTTGAAATGGAATTCTTTGGAGTGAAAGCAATACCAGATAATACTTACTATAATCCAAATACACTTGAAGTAGTAGAAAGAGAATTATTCAGTCAACAAGAATTTCACACATATGCATAATTATAAAGTAAGTAGAAATGGTCTTTGGGGGGATAGGGTAAAACCATCTTATCCAGGTATTACCAAAGAAATGATAGAAGAGACTGTACAATATGTCTTTAGGGACCAACCTGAAAGACAGATGGTATTACATACTGGACCAAGAGGAATGGAACAATTTAGACAAGCTGTGCAAGAAGAGTTAAATAGTGATGAACAGCTCTGGGCTGATATAAGAAATGAACAGTATCCTTTAACACCAGAAGAGTCTTTTGATACAGGTGTAGTAACACAAGTAGGTTGGACAACAGCAACCAACCCTAATTATTTAAGATTACAGAGAGGAGAAATAACACCAGTGGAATATCTGGATTTAATAAGTGAAGAAGAATGAATATATTTAAATTTCAACACCCATCAGACTTAATCTCAAGATTATTTATACTTGAGTATATGAGAGAAATTGGGGCAAGCACATTATATAGTAAAGCAAATAAACATCAGAGAAATAAGTTTTTCTATAAGTTTACTTCAGAGGATACAGAAGGTACTCAAGAGATAGAATCAGTAGATATTAATTATGAGTATTGTTTATTTATAGCTACTCTTCATGAACTAGAATCATTCTTGAAATTATTTCTTGATGAAATAGAACAAGTGGAAGCTAGTAGACAAAAGATTTATAAAGAGGCTAAAAAGAAGTTAATTGAGGAAAGAATAAAAGCTCCTGTAGATATTAATATAATGGATTTAGCCCAAACTGAAATAAATAAAAATAACTCTAATGAACTCATTCTCTAATAATATAGAAGAATATTGGGAAGAAGTAAAAGACCAGTATGATATAGATTTTGAAGAATTTAAAAAAGTATGTAAGAATGTATTTACTTTTATAAAGGAAACTATATCTTCTGGTGTTGGTAAAAATATTAGGGTAAAATATCTTGGGGTATTTGAAGTTTCTAAAAGTAGAGTAGAATATTGTAAAAAATCACTTCTTAATAATCTAGAGAAAGGAGCTATATCCCAAGAAAGGTATGATAAAAGAATAAAGATATTAAATAATTATGTTTAGATTTATTAAGGATATGTATTATTATGTACAAGGTAATTTGAGATATAAATTATTTTATAGTAACTTTGCATTTTTAATACCTACACATATTTATGAACAGATATGTGTTAGAATAAATAGCATGGATAAAAAATGCTATGATGATGGACAATGTAAGCTATGTGGTTGTAATACTACAGCTCTACAAATGGCAAATAAAGCTTGTGACAAGCCTTGTTACCCACCTTTGTTAAATCAAAGTATGTGGAATAAGATGAAAGAATCCAGAGATAGAAAGGTAGTTAGGTTTGGTGTTAGATTTAAAAACTGTAATTGGTTTTTATATAAAGATAAATTTTTAAAAAATGAATTGGGAGAAGACAAGGCTGGATTTAGGAGAAGTTAAACAAGGTTCTTCTAAGAAATTTATTTTTAAGGCTACTAAAGATTTAGATATAAGTAGTATAAAACTTGGTTGTAATAGCTGTACCAAAGCTAAATACAAGGATAGGATACTTAATGTAACCTTTACACCACAGAATATACCTGTACACATATCTTTAACTCAAAACTGGCAAAGAGTAGCTAAGATAATAGTAATAAAATATAGTAATGGTACAGAGGAAACTCTTACCTTTACTGCTAAAATAGTGAAATGATGAGTGATAATAAAGTAAGAGCGTATAGTAATAAAGAACTATTGGATAGGGTATCATCCCTACCTAGTTTCAAAGGTATACCTACAGATTATTGGATATTGGGAGTTCAATCTAATGAAGATTCCTATAATTTATTTGATGACAAATTCTATATTTTTAAAGGAACTAGATTTGTAAAAGTAGTATCAGGTACAACTAATGCTGGAACTACTGGATTAATGAACTATGAAAAGTATAGTAAGGATGGTGTATTGGTAGTTAAGACCAATGAATGGTATTATGGATTATGGAAATTTGGATATCATAATGGTAGAATGCCAGCATTAAAACAAGTTAGACCTATAAAATATTTTAGAGATTGGAACAAAAACAAAAGTGTAGAAGAGATTGGACAAGTATACTCAGGAATGAGAGGGATAAACTTTCATACAGTACTCTATGAAAAAACTTTATCTTTTGTAAGAAAGTTTATAGGAGGGTGGTCCGTGGGTTGCCAAGTGGTAAATAGTGTGGGAGATTACTATGAAATTTTAGAGCTTATGAAGGACCAAAATAGTGTGACTTATTGTATAATAAAAGAATTTTAATATGAAAATAAAAGTAGATTTTGATACAAAACAAATAGAGATTATAGGAGAGGTAAATTTGGGTGAATTTTCTAGAAAGATTATGGACCTTGGGTTGGATGTAGAAGAGTGGAGTGTAATAACTAAAGTAGAATATGTACTTGGAAATATCTTTACAACTCCTAATATAACTCCTTATAGAAACCCTTTTGAACCTTATGTGACTTACTAATATGGCATTTTTATTTGTAGTAGAAAATAGTATAGCTAAGCCCAATACAGAAACCCTACTTATAGAGCCTTTTAAGACTATATGGGAGAGAGATAAATCCTCTTCTAAAAGTCTAGCTCTCAAGGAACTTACTTTTATAGAGTTTATGTCCTCAAAGAAAAAGACAAATCCTTATGCAGGTTATGATGATGATATAAGATATGAAAGACTTAAGGAAACAATGCCAGAGGATTGGGAGATGGATAGTGTTGTAGAGCAAGGGTTAATAAAGATTAAGGACTTTCAAATAGAAGCATCCCCAACTTACCAATATTATTTGTCTGCACAGAAGGCAGCAGAAAAGATGAGAGGATTCTTTAATACTTTTGATATAAATGAAAGGAATGAAAGGAATGGAAATCCTGTATATAAGCCAAGTGATATTACAAAAGCTCTAAATGATACTGATAAAGTGTTACAAAATTTAAACTCAATGAAGGAGAAGGTAGAGCAGGAATTATTTGAACAAACAAAGACAAGAGGAAATAAACAAATTAATCCATTTGAAGTATAAGAAATATGATTATATTACCAACAGGTGCTGTTATAGTAAAACAGAGAATAGAGAAATATAAAAATTCAGGGGGTATAATATTGGAAGATACCAGTGCATTGGATAAAGTGTATAATGATGGAGAGATTATATTTACTGCCCCAGAGCTTACAGATTTACAGTCAAAGAAAATAGTATTTAGACCTAATTATGCAGAGGAAATAGATATTGAGGGAGAAAAATATTTATTTTTTAGGGATGTACAATCCTCTATGTATTATATTATAGAAGAATAATGATTAGAAAAAGTAGTGGTGTTTGGGTAGACTCTTCAGTATTTAGAGCAGAGGCAATTAAATTCCAAGAGAATGGAGTTTATTGTTCTGCTCCTATTGGTACTCCAGATTGGTTTACATATTGGGAAGAACAGTTGAGAAGATGTAGAGAAGGTTATGAAGTTGATGGTCATAAGATAACTGGTAATCACTACTTTTATTTAAATTTTACCCAAATACAAATTGTAAAAGAAGAAGATGATGATTCTGTAGTAGCAGAGAAAATCACCCAACAACCTGACTTTTGGGATGGGGATTACAATTACTTTTGGGCTTTGGAAATAGCTAAGAATGGAATCTGTACAAAGAATAGTTTAGTACCTTCAACTGAGCAGGAAAGAAAAGATTGGATAGCTTACAATAAAAAAGTAAAATTAATTAAGAAAAAAGATAGAAAGACCTATAGAAATAATCCAGAATATTTAAAGGCTAAAGAGAAAAGAGATACTATTTCTAAAGCTATATTGGATAGGTTAAATTTATTTGTAAAACCCCATCTGGATTATTTGGATGGTGGTTATCATATGATTGTAGGTAAGTCTAGAAGGAAGGGTTACTCTTATAAGGATGGTGCAATTTGTGCTAATATTTATAATACAGTTAGAAAAGCACAGGTTATTATTGGAGCGCATGAAAAGAAGTTCCTTTATCCTAAAGGGACTATGGGTATGGCATCAGATTATTTAAACTTCTTAAATGAACATACTGGATGGGCAAAATCTAGAGATTATGTAGATAAACAGGACCATAAAAAAGCTTCTTATAAAACAGTAGTAAATGGTGTACCTGTAGAGAAGGGTTATGAATCTGAAATATTTGCACTATCTTTTAAAGATAATCCAGATGCTGCTAGGGGAAAGGATGGTAAGATTGTACTATTAGAGGAGGCAGGAGCTTTCCCTAATTTAAAAGATGCATACAATGCTATATATCCTGCACTTACAGGGGGTTCTTATATTACTGGACAAATTATTATATTTGGAACTGGTGGGGATATGGAATCAGGTACTGTAGACTATGCTGATATGTTCTATAATCCTACTGCCTACAGATTAATGCCTTTTATAAATATATGGGATGAAAATGGACAGGATTCTGTTTGTGGATTCTTCCATCCAGTTACTTGGAATCTTGAAGGTTTTTATGATTCACAAGGTAATTCAGATATAGAGGGTGCTACTGAGTTTGAAAATGATAGGAGACAGACATTATTGGAAGAATCCTCATCATCAACTACCCTTCAGAAACACGTACAGGAATACCCATTCTGTCCTTCAGAAGCCTTTCTTACTGTCAGTACTAACAACTTCCCTGTTATTGAGCTGAGAAACCAACTTAATAAAGTTATACATGAGAGATTACAATTGAAAAAGGGTACTCCTGTGTATTTAGATAGGGTAAATGGAAAAGTAGTTGCAAGACCAGATTTACAGAATAAATTACAACCAGTATTAAACTATAGACCTAAGATAGAAGATTTAACTGGGTGTCCAATTATATATGAATATCCAATAGATAATCCTCCTAAAGGATTATATAAAATAGGATATGACCCATATAGGCAGGATTTATCAACAGGTGTATCTTTAGCAGCTATTTATGTATACAAGTCTTCACATAAATTCTCATATAAGAGAAACATTATAGTAGCTGAATATGTAGGTAGACCACCAGAAGCAGATGATGTAAATAGAATAGCAGCTCAATTGGCTGAACTTTACAATGCAGAAATAATGCATGAAAATGAAGTTACACATGTAAAGAATTATTTTAGAAGAACAAAACAATTACATTTGTTAGCTGCACAACCTGATGAGGTTATCAGTAAAAATATAAAGAACTCTACTGTTGCAAGGATATATGGTATACATATGAATGAACAGTTAAAAGATGCTGGGGAGAAATATATAAAGGATTGGTTATTGGAAGTAAGAGATTATGATGAGAATGGTAGTCCAATATTAAATCTGGAAAGTATATATTCTATAGGTCTTTTAGAAGAATTAATACAATATAACAGAAAAGGAAACTTTGATAGGGTAATGTCTTTTATGATGTGCATGTTCCAAATACAAGAAGAAGATTTAGGTAAGGAATATGGCGATAAAGAAAATACAAGAGTGCAAAGTATTGTAAACTTTTTTGATAAACTAAATAAAAGAAATTAATTATGTCAGAACAAAGAGTCAGTACACAACAAAGATTGACAAGAAAACAAAAAAATGCTAATGATAAGCAGTATTTTAAAGACCAATTGGATTCCTTAGATTCATTGTCTTTTATAAATGGTGGTATCTTTACATTTGGAGAGAATGCTACTGGAATGTCAGAGTATAGAAGAATGAAAATCAACTATGATTTATTTAATAATATAGTAAATAAAACTGATTTTGAACATGTATGTTCTCCATTTGGTAAAGAGGTTGGAGAGCTTCCAGCAGATTTTACAAACAAAGATATCATATCAGGTAAGGTTAAAGCTCTACTTGGTATGGAAATGAAAAGACCTTTTTCATGGAAAGTAGCAGCAACCAATGAGGAAGCTACTACTAGAATAGAACAAGAGGAGTTTAAACTTTTAAAGGATTTTGTAATAAACAGTATTATGTTGCCAATAAGACAACAAATAGAACAACAGTATTTAGAGCAAAGTCAAGGAAAAGAGCTTTCTCCAGATGAGCAAAGAAAAATTCAGGAACAGGTAGAACAGGAGATGCAATCTATGACACCACCTGAAGTTAAGAGGTATATGTCCAGGGAACATCAGGACCCTGCTGAAGCATTGGCACATCAAATTTTAGAATATCTTATAGAGAAAGAAGATATAAAAATGAAATTCAATAAGGCTTGGAAACATGGTCTTATATCAGGAAGGGAAATATTCTGGGTAGGTATAGTAAATGGGGAGCCTTGTATAAGAGTTGTAAACCCATTAAGATTTGATTATGATAAAAGTCCTGATTTAGATTATATTGAAGATGGAGAATGGGCTGTATATGAAATGTATATGACTCCCTCTGAAATTGTAAAAAGCTTTGGTAGTGAACTTAGTGATGAGGATATAGATGATATATATGAAGAATACCATAATGTAGCTAGTTTTTCAGATGACTCATTTACATTTAGAAATGATGGTGTCTCTAGTATAAATGGAGTAAGGGTGTTACATGGTGAATGGAAAGGACTTAAACCTATAAAATTTATAGAAGGGGTAGACCCTGTTACTGGAGAATTTTATGAAGATATAGTAGATGAAAGTTATCAGTTAAATGGAGAAGCTGGAGATATAAATGAAAGAATTGAATGGATTATTACTAAGTATGAGGGTTATAGAATAGGAAGGGATAAGTATGCTTTCCTTAGAGAAGTACCAGGTCAGTATAAGGATTTAACTAATTTATATCATTGCAAGCTATCTTTTATAGGTGCTGCCTATGATAATCTAAACTCTGAAGTTACATCTTTGGTGGATAGGATGAAATACTGGCAGTATTTTTACAATATTATAAGTTATAGAATAGAACTTCTTACTGCATCTGATGAAGGAAAGAAAATATTACTTAACTTAAATTTAATACCTAAAGGTTCAGGTATAACTTTAGAAAAGTGGATGCATTATTTTTCTGCAAATAAAATAGGTTTCTTGAATCCAAATGAAGAGGGTAATAGAAATGCAGATATCACACAGGCAGCAAAAGAAATTGATATGTCTCTTGCATCTGACATCCAAAAATATATAGCTTTAGCTGAATATATAGAAAGAAGATGTGGAGAATCTGTTGGTATTACTAAACAAATTGAAGGGCAAATTAAAGAAGATGAGGCTGTATCTAATACTAGAACAGCAATTATACAATCTTCAAATATTATTGAACCTTACTATGAAGTGCATAATAATATAAAAAGAAATGCTCTACAAGCTCTTATTGAATGTGCTAAGGTAGCATATGCTGAATTCCAACCTAGGTATATAAACTATGTACTTGATGATATGTCAAGAAGAATGGTCAATATAGATTATGAGTTGTTAGAAAATTCTACTTATGGCATCTTTGTATCTAATTCAATGAAGTCACATGAAGCATTACAAATGGTACAACAATTATCACATGCAGCATTACAGAATCAAACTGCTGAACTATCTGATGTACTTAAGATTATGAGAAGTGAATCTGTACAAGAGGCAGAAGAATTACTTAAAGTTGCAGAACAAGATAGAAAAGATAGAGAGCAACAAATGCAACAACAACAACTTCAAGCTCAAGCTGAATCTGAAGAAAAAGCTAGAGAATTTAAGAGAGAGGAATGGCAACATGAAATGAATAAGATGGAGAGAGAGGAAGAACTTAAAACAGAAAGAGAACTTCAGAAACAAGCTATATTATCACTTGGATTTAATGAAGATAAAGATTTGGATAAAGATGGTATGCCAGATGTACTTGAAGTTTATAAAGCTGGGGTAGATGCCCAAATAAAAGCAAGTAAACAAAAATTAGATGAAGACAAACTAATGCATCAAAAAGAAGTTGATAAGAAAAAGCTTGAACAAAAGGATAAAGAGATAAAAATTAAACAACAACAAGGTAATAAAGTAGTTAAAAAGTAAAAAAAGCTATTAGCTACTATTTTTAAAAATTAAGTTTAAAACTTAAAAAAATTAAATAATTAATCTTAAATTTGCAACAGATTATGGCACAAGAAGAACAAGAAGGTCTATTAGGATTTAATTGGGAGAATGATGGAGATGATTTCTTTGGTATAGAACAAACTACCACAGCAACTCCATCAAAAAAAGAAAAAGAGAAAAAAGTTGAAATTGAAGAAGAGGAAGGTAATCCTACTCCACCTACATCAACTGAACCTGAGGAAGAAGAGGAAGATGATTTCTTTGAAACTTCAGAAGAGGAAGAAGAAGAGGGTGATGAAGGTAAACCAAATCCTCCAGCATCAACAAGTATCTATTCAGATGTATATAAAGATTTAAAAGAACAAGGAATCTTTAAACATATTGAAGTAGAAGAAGGAGAAGAATTAGATGCTGACAAATTTTTTGAATTACAACAAGAGGAATATGAAGCTGAAGTAAATGCTAGGTTGACCAATTGGGCAACTAAAGAATTGGATGAAGATGCAAAAGCATTTATTAAGTTTAAAAGAGATGGTGGTAATACTGAAGACTTCTTTAGTATTTATTCTAAATCTACTGACCTTCCTACAGGAGATATCTCAGAGGAATCCCATCAAGATAGGGTAATTAGATACCAATTAAAGCAAGAAGGTTGGGATGCAGATGAAATAGAAGATAGATTAAGATATCTTACAGAATCTGGTAGAAAGGAAAAAGTTGCTAAAAAATATAATGCTAAGATAAAAGAGCAAAGTGAAGCTCAAAAAGCAGAAGTATTAAAGCAAGCTAATAAACAAAAAGAATTAATTCAAGCTCAAGAACAAGAGTTTAAAGATAATATTAAATCTGTATTAGATACTACAAAAGATGTAAAAGGTATTAAAATTTCAGATAAAGATAAAATACAGTTGTATAATTTTCTAACAAAAAAAGCTCATAAGATTTCAGATACTAAATCTATTACAGGCTTCCAAAAGAAATTAGGAGAAGCTTTCCAAGATACAAATAAGATGATACTCTTGGCAAAATTGATAAGTTCTGATTTTGATATGAAAGATTTTGAAAAAGCAACTGTAACAAAAAAGACACAACAAATAAAAAGTAATTTAGAACAGCGCAAGGGCTTAAGACCAACTAATTCTGGAAGTTCATTAGAAGGAAAAGGGCTTGCTGATTTATTTAATTAAAAAAAAGAAAACTAATAAAAACAAACTATGGCAACATTAGGAAGTAGATTAAAAACAAAGCAGATGCCTTGGCATGCTAATATGACTGAGTTGAATCACTTGGGAGCTGCTTTGATTGCTAAGCCTCACGTATTTGAAGGTAAGATGAATCAACTATTTTCTGCACAAAATTATTATTCTGATAACCCACTATCAAGTATAGCTTGGGGTACAGGAGCAGAAAAAGTTATCACTACAATGGAGTGGGAATGGCAGTTAAAAGGTGCTAATACTAGACCTCTAGTAGTTATTGAAAATGTTGAACCAGCAGCTAATACAACTCCAGGAAAAGGTAAAGAACCATTTTTCGTAAAATTGGATGAGAATTGGTATGAAGCAGGGGATACAATAACTCCAGGTACAGCAGGTCAGAAGTATCAGTGTAGAATTATGGAGAAACCAGAGAAACATGGTAATGGTTGGATATATAAAGTTAGACTTAAGTCTGATGATTTCCAAGCATTCTTACCAGTATCTTTGTTACAACCAGGTCAACAATGGGCTAAGCTATGGGCTGAATACGAAGAAGGTGCTAACCAAGATGGTAGTACTCAGTATGCAATGCCTTTGACACTTAGAGATTCTCTAGGTAAATTCAGAAAGAAGTATGAAGTAACAGATTACGCATCTGAAGAAGTTCTTGCAGTAAAAATTCCAGATTCAAAAGGTGGATACCATGATTCTTGGATTAAATATGCTGAAGTAGAATATTGGCAACAATGGTACAGAGAGCTTGAAAGAGCATTCTGGTATAATAGAAAAACAAAATCTGTACAAGGTTCAACAGGTAGAAGTGTAGATAACTTCTCAGGTATCCAAGAGAAACTTGAAGATAGTCATTTACACTATTACACTGAATTAACAGCTAAACTTATTGAAGAATTCTTATTGGATATCTTCTATTCAAGAGTTAAGCCAGGTTCAGGTAGAAAGATTAAAGTATTCACAGGTGAATATGGAATGGTATTGTTCAATAGAGCTATGCAAGATATTATGGATAAGAGAGGTTGGGTTATTGCTAACCAAAACTTCAATCCAGTACAAAAAGCTACTTCTGCATACCACTCAAATGCTTACTCTGTAGGATATCAATTCGTACAGTACAAAATGCACAATGGTGCTGAACTTGAATTAGTACACAATCCTCTATATGATGATAGAAGTATTAACTTTGAAATTGACCCAGTAACTGGTTATCCAGTAGAATCAATGAGATTTACTTTCCTTGATTTCTCAGGTGGAAATGGAGAAAGTAATGTATCTCTAGTATCTAAGAAAGATGGTTACAAATTTGGATATGTTGGTGGATTAGTAAACCCAATGGGACCTAATAAAGGTGGTCTTATGGCTCACGCAGGGGAATACTACTCAATGCACGTATCTAAAATATGTGGTGTACATATTGAAGATATCACTAAGTGTGGTGAACTTATATTAAAAAGAAACGTAGGTTAAGACTATTTTTCTTATCTTTGCAAATGGGGAGTAAAGATACTACTCCCCTATGTAAAGAAATATTAATTAAACACGAAACAAATGGCAATAGTAGAAGTAAGACCCATTGAAAAAGAAAGATGGCATAATAAAAAAGGAAAGGATTCTTTTAAAAGACCAGTAACAATTGAAGCATTAATAGATGTTAATACAGGTCAATTTGCTACAGGTCTATCAACAGAAGATAGAGAGAGGTTAGAGAAGGCTACTGGACAGAATCTATCACCAGATTATATGGTTGGAAAACCACATGAATTTTGGAATTCACCAGCAGCAGCAATTAAGTTAGAATATAAAACAAATATATTTGATACTAAAAAAGCTTTTGATGAGATAAAGGTTAAAGTACTTAAGGCATCTGATTTAGTAGCTAATTCAATGAAAGAATACGAGGAAGGTAAATTTCCAAATGCAATCTTTGTTATATTTGATGAAACTGAAGAAGTTGAAAGAAAAGCTAGTAAAGCTGCTATAAAAAGAAAAGTAGTTATAGAGAGTTCTAAATTAACAAAGTCTAGAAAGGCTGAAATAGTACAGATTTTATCTGGAGTTTCAGTTAAAAATCAAACAGAAGATTATATTGATTTGAAACTAGATGAAGAAATTGAAGATAAAGGTCCAGACAAAGTACTTGCAATAATCCAAAGAGATAAGGCTAGAACTAGTTTACATGCATTGGTATTGGAAGCAATACAAAAAAATGTACTTAGAAAAGAGGGAACAGCAGTGTATTATATGGATGACCAAGTAGGATTTGATTTGGAATCTGCAATAGATTATTTTGCAGATAGTAAGAACCAAGCTTTAAAAGCACAAATTTTAGAAAAAATAAACGAGTAATATGGATATTAGAAGTATGCACTATGACTTCAAGCAGAAGTTAAATAAAATTGACTCCCAACAATATAGGAACTTAAGAGTACCTGAAATTGATTGGAAGCTTAATGAAGCATACGAAATTTTTGTAAAATCCATAGCAGAACCAAGGTATAATAATCACTTAGGGTTTGAAGTAAATCAAAGAACAACTGATGACATAAGAACTATAGTTAAAAATAATGTAACTATAGCACCTTTTATGGTAAATGAAACTTTAAAACCAGAAGTGATATTTAATATACCAACAGATTATATGTTCTTCATATCTGGATATGCTACTATAGAGAAACCAGGGTGTGGCTCTAAACTAGTTAGAATAAAGATAAGACAACATGATGACGAACATGAAGAGAGTTCTTTTGATAAATCCTCATATGAATGGGGAGAAGTAAATGCTAGATTTGTAGGTAATACTATAAAAGTATTTACAGATGAAACTTTTTATGTACAAAATATAAAATTAAATTATATAAGAAAACACGCATATATTCACAATGCTCAAGACTTTTTGCCAAGCTCTAGTTATAAATTACCAAATGGTACTATATTAACAGGCTTTCAAAATTGTGAACTTCCAGAACATACACATAGAGAAATAGTGGATATAGCTGTGCTTATAGCAACTGGTGAATTGCAGATACCAGATTATCAAACAAAACAAGCAAAAATAAATTTAAATCAAATTAATTAAACTAAAAAATTATGAGTAGAAACAATCATGTGTTTCAAGTTTTAGTAACTAAAGGAAACCAAGCACCTATTGCTGCTGGTAATAGAGTTACAGACTTAGCTCCAGGTCAAATTGGTGTATTTGATTTCAACACTAATCTATCTTTAAGTGCTGCAACTCCATCTAGAAATTTCTATATGGCAGTTGGATTGGATTTAGATGGAGATACTGTTACTGATGATGTAATAAAATCTAGAGGTACACATATCCAGGGAAGAAATTCAGTATACTATACTTACAGACCACATACTCCAGGACAACCTATGAAAGTAGTTCTAAAGGATTATACAGCAGAGTGTGAAACAGAATATGGAATTAAACTTGAACTTAGAAATCAAGAAATCTACAGAACACAAGGGTACAATCAGTTTACAAAAACTTATAGTATTGTAACTTCTTGCTGTAATGGTTGTAATCCAACATGTCCATCAGGAGATGCTAATGAGATTACTAAACTATTAAAAATTAATATTAATAATGACCCATCTGGTCTAGTAGTTGCAGAAGCTATTGCAAGACAAGATATACTAGCAGAAGATGTACCAGATTTATCTGGAGATTTAGATGCAGGTGATGTTGTTTCTGATGCAGATTTAGAAGCTATTATGGCTTATAATGCTACATTGGAAGACCCAGCAAATATGTTGTATACTGATTTAGAAGTAACAACTGTACCACAAAAGTTGAAATCTTTTGGAGATTTAAATCTTCAATATTTCTACCCAAGAGAAGGTACTGTTATTATGAGTAAAGCAGGTTCAGATGGATTCAGATGTTCAGGTACTATTGAGGTTACTCAACAAGCTGTATTTGAAGAAGGTGCTGGATATGATATCAAGCAATTAGAATTCTTTGCAAAAGGTTGGGATGAATCTCCATATAGAGTGTCTACTCTAAATGGTGTAGCTGATGCTAAATTCTACAACACTGATGCAACTGTAAAATATGACCAATTTGTATTGGCTTATGAGCAAATGCATAAAAATGCTTGGTTGACATACAGTAATTCAGAAGCTACTTATATAGCTATTCCTACTACAGATGGTACAACTAGAACAGGTCTAGTAGCAATATTAGATGCTTTACTGGCAGATGAGAAATTTGATGCTAAAGCTGATGATGTAGCAGCTACAGTAGCTAGTACATCTACTATAGAAAGAACACAGGATAAAACTCCTGCTACTGATGGTATAGGGTAATAAGTATTAATAATACAAAATAACCAAAAAGGAGGAGGAAAGCCTCCTCCTTTTTTATAATAAATAACTTTAATACTTATATAATATGGTTGCCGTAAACTATTTTTACTCTTTTGTTGAAACATCTATAGGTGTTTTTAAACTTGAAAACATTTCAGCTAATTTAAATCTAGATTATATATTAACTAGTGATAATGGTTGTGGTAGTTCTACTTTAGTACAAAAAGGACAATTAACTTCTAAAACTGTTATAGTTACTAATTCTGTAAATAATGAAGTAACTTTTTCAAATTTACCTGATGGCATATATTATTTAAGAGTTAAACATGTAGGACAATCTTATTATCCTACTATTCAAATAAATAATTTTGCAAATTTAGAATTATCTATATTGCAAGATGTAAAGGGGGTATTTGGAAACTGTACAGATTGTAGTGACCCAGCTAATCTATGTTGTCTATTAAATAAGATGAACTATTATTTTTTCTTAAAAGGAGGTACTAATAATAGTTTGGTTAAAAATGCTAATCAAAATCTTTTTGATAGTTATAAATGTTCTATGATAGGTAATATTGATTGTACCTTAAATAATGAATTATTTTATGGAAAATGTAAAACTGATTTAAGATATATTATATCTTTTTTCTATTTATGGATGTATAACAGTAGGGTATTAGTTGATAAGATAACAGTATATGACTACACTAGAATATATAAATATATTTCAACAAAAATAGTAAACTTACAATAATATGGATTTTTTCTTAAAAAAAGAAATAGAACAACTTAAGTGTACAATAAGAAAGTTACTATGTTGTAATTGTACTTGTGATGATGGTGGTTCAACTGGACCTCCAAAGAACACTGTAAAAGTATTTTTAAACAGTAATTTCTGTTGTAATTATGAGGATAGTGTATCTTTAAATATACCCAATAATTGCTGTTCTAATCCTACTGTGTATGTTCAATTATTTCAAGATTGCTGTGAAAACACAGCCCCAAGAGTACTATTAAATATGTATAGTAATTGCTGTACTCCAGATAATGTATCTGTTGAAATAGCTAATCCTTGTTGTGCTAATTTAGTTGTAATCTCAATGCCTAACCCTTGTTGTCAGGTAAATACTGTAGAAGTAATCTTATCTACAGACTGTTGTCAAGATGATGATAATACAGTTACATTAAACTTATATAGTAACTGTTGTGAAAATTAATAAATAAAAAAATAAAAATAAAAATAAAATGTGTGTAATAGATTTTAACATTGTAACTACTGGTACAGAACCAGTAGCAGCAGAAGGTAGATACAGAAATTTAGATGTTGTAGATGCTTTATGGACAACATTTACAGTAAATTTATTAGAACAAGAAACTCCAGATATTGTTATTAATGGTAACTATGAGCTTCAAGTAAGAGTTCAATATCCAGATACAACTTGGTCTGATTGGACTGGTTCTTCATTATTTACTATAGGTAATTGTACTCAAACAGGTAACTTATATGCACCTTTAGGGGAATCAGATTGTCAAGATATAGTAGCAGGAGACTTTACTACAGTATTATTTTCAGATAATCCTGATTCAGGTCAAGCTTGTTATAGTGTAGAAATAGGAGATATGTTGTATAAAGATAGTAGCCTTACTATACCAGCAGATGCTGGAACTTATATAATGTATGGTTCCTTTAATGGATGTTTCCAAGAAAGAAGAGGATTTACTGTAAATGGTTCAGGACAAGTTATAGATAATTTCTTCTGTGCTTAATATAAAAAATATATAATATGTTTCAAAATTTAAAACAGAAAACTAGAAATAGAGAAGATATTTCTAAGTTACTTGTAAGACTTATGTATAAAGTTGCTCTTTTAGAAAAAGAAGTTTCTGAAGGAGGGGGTGGTGGTGGAATACAATCTGTAGTTGAAGGAGAAAATATATCTATTGATAATTCTGACCCTTTAAATCCAATAATAAATAATACAGCAGGTATAGGACCTCCAAATACTTTTATAGGTAATGCTGGAGCAACTTTAACAACAAAGGAATTGTTGGCAAATAGATATGTAGATATTACTGCAAATGATATACATAATTTTCAAATTGATGCTAATAATAACATTTCTTGTTATATAGGTAAAGAATATACATTTAAGAGAGATGCTTTTAGAAATTCTGCTATACCAGGAATATCTTATTATATAGATATTGATGGAAAAGCTGTAGATACTGTTTATGATGGGGCTAATATTTTTAGGCAAATTACTAAACTTCTTGTTATATTGCCTAATTGGAAAAGAATGGAATATAATACTTTTGCCTATAGTAGTATTGAGTTGATAAGTATTCCTTCCGCAATACCTATTGGTTATAACCCTGCTGCAAATAGTGAATTTCAAAGTGCTACTTTTCTAAATACAGCAAATATTTATGTTAATAAAACAAATGAAACAATAAATGCAGGAAATCCAGATGCTGATTTAACTGGAGGAGCAGCTCCTTTTGTAAAATATTCTACAAATAAAGATAAACCTATGCCAGTAAATTACATAGAAAGTACACAAGGAAGTAATAATATTAATGTTACATTAATAGGTAAAGTCTTTCATTCAAACCCAATAGATTGGTATTTAGTATTTGTAGATGGTGTTTATAAAGGAAGAACTAATACTACAAGTTTTGATATTACTGGCTTAAATCCCTCCACAAGTTATAAAATAAAATTTTTAACAATTGATAGTATGGGTAATAATTCAAAATTTAGTAGAGAATTTAATATAACAACAACAGCTTAATTATGAGAAACTTAAGAAGTACAATAAATAAAATATTAAAAGACATTAAATGTCTTAAATGTGCTGTAAAAGAGCTTATAGAAGGTGGAACTGGTGGTGATGGTATTCAGTCTATTCAAGAAGGAACTAATATAACTGTAGATAACACAGACCCAAGCAGCCCAATAATAAATGCTATTACACCAACACTTCAACAAGTAACCACAGCGGGAAATACAAGTAATAAAGATATAGAACTCGCCTATTCAGCCAACCAAAAAACGTCAATCAAGAGTTATGGAAATATAGACCTTCAATCATCAATCGGAAAAGCTGCATTAAACTCCCAAGGATTAACCATATATCAAAATGCGTCATCTACTAATGCATATACTTTTAACTACTCGAAATTTAGTTTTAATACTTCGAGCGGTGCAGTAACGTATCACCTACCCACACAAGCAGACTATAATAGTACATCTATTAATAATATTGCTATTGTAGGCAGGAAGCCTGTAAAAACAATAAGTACAGCAACATATAGTTTGGTTTACAATGACAGAAATAACATTCTACTCTTCACACATCCCGCTGGTTGTACGATAACTGTATCATCTAGTGACTTGGCTAGTACAAGAACTAATAACCATTATTATGGATTACAGCTTGGCGGAAAATTAACTTTTACACCACAAGCAGGAATTACATTAACAGGTAGTACTGAAACATTGGGAGTTGGTTGTCGTTTTGAGATAAACTTTATTGCAAATGAAAATTTTCACATATCAGTAACTCCAACAAAAGAATGGGTTTTAGCTAATTCTAATATATCAGCAAATGATGTTAGAAGCTTTGGAGCAGTTGGAAATGGTGTTACAGATGATACAGTAGCTATACAAGCTGCTTTAGATTCAGCACATAAAGAAATTATATTTCCAGCAGGATTTACATTTTTAGTAGATGGTGGAGTAGAAGACAATGTTGGTTTTAGGACTATACATGCAAATGGTAGTACAATTAAATTAAAAGACAATGCTTCTGTTGATAAAGTAATACTTAGAGTAAATGCTGATTTTACAACCATACTTGGTGGTACTTGGGATGGTAATAAAACTAATGGTAATGCTACTGGAGATACTTATAGTAATTCAGGTATTTCTTTATATGCTGATAATTGTGTAGTAAGGGATGCTTGGTTAAAAGACTCTTCTGATATAGGTATTAAAGGAAATGGTAGTTATAATGAATGTATTAATAATAGAATAACAGGAACTACTCACTATGGTATTTTCTTTGATGCAGATGACTCAACTATTTATGTAGGTAACAAAGCTTTATCCAATAAAATAGATATGTCTTCTGCTACAGGTGAAGGACAAGGGATATTATTTACTTCTTCTGAATCAACAGGAGGAGACCAACAAGATTGGGAAATTTCTTATAATTATGTAATTGGAGATAATAGTCCAGGAGTATTAGACCAAGCTATCAACCTTAATTGTAGAGGAACTAATGGAAAAGTTATTGGAAACAATACTAAATATGGTTCTATGGGATGGTCAGAAGGTGGGGATGGTACTTTAATACAAGGTAATAATTTCCATGATTTAGCAGCTACAGGAATAGGGTATGGTATTGAACCTTCTGGTAAACAAATTATAATAGGTAACACTATTACAGGGGCTAAGACAGGTATTATTGTATCTGATTACTACTTTGATAAAGGTATTATATCTAATAATGTAATTCAAAGTACAGTAGCAGGAATTGAAATAGCTCCTTCTGTTGGTAAGTCTGCTAATTATGCAGTAATAATAGGAAATACAATTACATCCTATGACCCAATAGTACTTATTAGAGAAACAATAGGAATGGCTATTAAAGGTAATACCTTAATGGGAACAAATAGTGCAAGAAGTGGTATTACTGCTGATAGTATAACACAACCTTGTTATTTAAATGTAGTAGGTAATACTTTCTATAATTTACATGCTCCTGTTAGATTATACGCTGGTTCAGCATTAGCTTATCAAAATGTATATGTAAGTGATACTACCACAATAGGAATGAACTTAGATAGAGCAACATCATTCTATTTAGATGGTTCAGCCACATTAGGTGCCAATTGTAAAATAGTAAATCATTCTGAAAGAAATGTAAATGTTTTAGATGCCCAAAATAACATAGTTGATTATACAGTAGGATGGTATTCAGACCCTAATGGAGATATTGCTGCGGGAGTAGGCTCTACTTACAAAGGAACAAGTGGAGGTGGTTACTATTTTAAACAGACAGGAACAGGTAATACAGGATGGGTTAAAATAGACCCTTAATAAATCAAACATAATAATATTCATAAATTATGTATAAAAGACATTAACCCTCTTAAAATAAGAAATATGAAAATTTTAAAAGAAATAAATAAAAAGTTTAATATAATATTTCAAAGACTTAGAAATATTGAGAATACTACAACTGAAGTACCTACACCTAAAATATTAATCTATAGGAAATTTTTAACAGCTGAAGAAGTTAGAAGTGGTTATGTAGAGTTATTTTCAGCTCCAAATATATCCTCTTATATATTACCTAGAAGTTGTTACTTGAGATTTACTCCTTTTAGTACTCCTTATGATGCTACTGCAATAACTATAGCATACAACAACCCCTCTCAAACTACAGCATTCACAGGACCAGATGATATACTTACAGGAGTTGCTAATATAGTTACACCACTTACAAATGTATTTACTGGTGAAATTAGATTATCTGGAGGGAGTTCAGCTATTAGGGGAGCTGGACTTGTATATCAACATGATGGAGATGCAGGTATTGATGGAGATGGTAGAGTAGAAATCATAATAGAATATACTATAGAAAGTTCGCAGTTATAATAATATGGAAGTACATCCAGTATATTATATAACAGTAGTTGTATTTATAATTATTGCAACTTTAGTAACATTATATAGAATATTGAGAATTATGCCAAAATATATGTGTAGAAAATAATGGAACAATTAATAGAACACCTAATACCCTATATTAAAAAATATGGTCCCCTTATATTAGGAGGGGTATTAGGTGCTATAATACATAGATTAAGAACACAAATGTCCCTATTACAATTTATAGGGTCTGTAATAATATCTATGTTTGTAGCCCTTAGTGTAGGTATTGTATGCCAAGATTATTTTGAACTTAAAGATACTATTATATTCGTATTATGCGGAGCTTCAGGAGTATTTAGTAAAGCTATACTTGATGAGATTGAAGAGATAATTAAAAGTGCATCAAGTATTGTTAAAGCTAGATATGGAAGGTCAGAGCAAATAGAGATAATACCAGGTACAGAGCCTGAGGGAAATTCTGAAAAATATTAAATTTTCGCTATATATAAATTAGGTTTTTAGGGATTTTTTTTGTAATTTTGTACTTACAAAATTATATAATAATATGCAAAATTTACAAAATTTATTTAGAGAAAATGAGTGGAATCTTATTCAGGACATTTTAACAAATGGAAAAACTGAAAGTTGGTATGAATTATCTACAAGATATAATATTAAACCACAAGGCAGTTCAATACAAAGAAGAAAAGCTGCAAATGATATTTACAGAAAATATTTAAGAAAAATTAATAGTACTATTGAAGAATCAATACAACCTAAAGTTTTAATATATGATATTGAAACTTCTAAAACAATATTTGAATTGTGGTGGAGTGGTAAACAATTTGTAAATGGTAATAGTTCATTAGAAGATTCTAAAATAGTTACTATATCTTATAAGTGGTTAGGCTCAGATGAAGTGGGAGCAGTTAAATGGAGTAAGAAGAAATCTGATAAGAAGCTTATAAAAAAGTTTCTTAAGGTCTACAATCAAGCTGACATGGTTATAGGAATTAATAATGACAGATTTGATAATAAATATATAAATACAAGAGCAGCAAAGTATGGTCTAGATGTAAACTTACATGTTAAGTCTTTAGATGTTCAAAGAGAATGTAGAAGATTATTTAGGTTACCTTCTTATTCTATGAAATATTTAGGAAGATATTTCCAATTACCACAGCAAAAAATGAAAGTACATTTGGAAGATATCTGGGAAGATATAGCACATGGTACTCCAAAACAAGCTAAGAAGGCTATGAATCTTCTTATTGAATATAATGTAGTTGATATTCTTACTACAGAACAATTATATTTAAAATTAAAAAAATATTTAAAACACCCTATACATTTAGGAGTTTTAAAAGGGGAAGGTAAGATAACTTGCCCAGCTTGTGGAAGTAATAATGTTAAGGCTAAAAAGACAACTTGGACTTCAGCAGGTACAGTACAAATAATAATGGAATGTAAAGAGGATGGTCATACTTACAAAGTAAGTAATTCCACTTATCTAAAAGAATTTACAAATGGGTAAACAAAGTATAATAGATAGGATGAAACCTTTACAGGAAATTACTAATAGAAAACAGCAAATTCTAGACTTCTTTGGGAGTCTAGAATTTAATGCTAAAGAACATAGCTACAGTGTAGCTAATAAAAATATGAAGTCTGTATCTTCAGTTATAAAAGATTTTACAGAACCTTTTGATGCTGATAAAGTAGCTGGATTTGTGGCTAGGAAAAGAGGTATTTCAAAAGAAGAAGTTTTACAGGAATGGGAAAATAAAAGAATTGCAGCTTGTAGTAAAGGTAATAGGGTACATAGCTTTGGAGAGAATTTTACAGGTGAAACAACTCCTATAGATGGATATGAAAAAGCAGTATGTGCTTTCTGGGATTCAATTCCAAATCATATACAACCTTTTTTATTTGAACTTCAAATGTTTTCAGAAGAATTGGGAATTGCAGGTACAGCAGATATTATATTGTATAATACCAATACTGGTAAATTTGTAATAGCAGATTATAAGACTAATATAGATTTATTTAAAAACTATAGGGGTAAAAAAATGTTACCACCTTTTGACCATATGTTAGATTGCCCATATAGTAAATATGAATTACAATTATCTTTTTATCAGTATTTATTTGAACAATCAGGTTTTGAGGTTGAAGATAGAAAAATAGTTTGGTTAAAAAATAATGGTACTTTCAAAGTGTATAGAACACAAAATTGGATACATGAAATTAAAAATGCACTACAATGAAAATAAAAAATCTTATAGATAGAGTACAGACCTTATATTCTAAAGGAGTAAAATCTGATGATTCTAGATTATCTAATAGATATATTTATAATAAGTTACTTTCTATAAGAGCTAAACTTATTGCACAACAGTATAAGAAGAAACAATCTGTTTCTCAATGGAACTATCAAACCCTTCCCTGTGTTAAACTTATTAAAGTTCCAGCACACCAATGTCCATGCTTACCACCTATAGGATGTAATATATTAAGAAGTGAGTATAGATTGCCAAAACCTATAATGGGATTTACTGATGAATTAATACAAAATGTAACTTCAGTTGATAGGGTAATGAAAATTGATAGGGTAAATCTTAATGCAGTTAATTCACAGAAAGGTAATAAGTATACTTCTATGAAAACTAATTATTTTGTACAAGATGGTTATCTGTATATTACTACTCCAGTTAATATAAAAGTAGTATCTTTGTCAGGTCTATTTGAAGACCCACTAGAAGCAGAAACTTTTAAAGGATACTGTGATGATTGTGTAGATTGTATGAAATGTATAGACTATTTAGAACAAGATTTTCCTATAGATAATGATATGATTGATAGCCTTATAGAACTTACTGTACAGGAAGTTGTTGTACTATTCTCTCAAAGTGCAGAAGATATAACTAATAATACTAGGGATAACTTAAAAGAACAAAGTAAATAATGCCAAAGAAGTTTTATAATACAAGAGATAGTTACAAACTATATCTAAAAAGTACTGATACACCTATAGATATATCTATGTATTTATCTATTGTAAATGGTTTTATGAAATTTCTAATTAAAAAGTTATTTAGTACAGGCAGTATAATGTTTCCTGAAAGATTGGGTAGCCTACAAATTGTAGGTAGAAAAGTGAAGGTAAGGATTGAAGATGGAGAAATAAAAGGGCTTGCCCCAGACTGGGCAAATACCAAAAAGCTTTGGGAAGAGAATGAACAAGCTAAAAAAGATAAACAGTTAGTATATCATTTCAATGAACATACAAATAGTGTAAGATATAGATTCTTCTGGAGTAAAGCTAGAGCTTTAGTAACCAATAAAACATTATACAACTTAAGAATGACTAGAAGTAATAAAAGAGAATTATCTAAGTTAATACAAGAAGGCAAAGAATATTTAATAAAATAAGATGGGAAAAAAATTTCAATATGTCACTTTAGATAGAATACTATCTAAACTATATAGAGACCTAGGACTAGATGAAATCTCTGAAACAGATGTAATTGAGTGGACTGGAGAAGCTCTTAACTTTATGGAAACACCTAGCCTCTTAGAAGAGGCTGTTGCATTTATAGAGGTTTCTAATCATTCAGCTACCTTACCAAATGGTCTACAAGCTATTATACAAGTAGCTAGGAACAATAATTTTATTAAGGATAATAGCTGTCCAGCTAATGTAGTATTAGATACTACAGAGGAAATAACAGAAGATACTACTTGTCCCAACATAAATAATATTCCTTTAATACTAGATTGCAAGGGTAGTCCAATAAGAGGATTTGAATTAGCTTACTATAGACCTTACTATGATTTACAATATGAATATTCAGGTTGGGGTAATAGTCATTATTACAAATCTCAATTCACACCTATGAGGTTAGCAAATCATAGTTTCTTTAACACTTTAGTATGTCCAGAAGATAAACAGATATATACTGAAAGTTGTAGAGATGAATATACTATTGCAGGAGACCAAATTAAAACATCTTTTAAGGATGGGCAAATTGCTATAGCTTATTATAGACAAATAGTAGATGAGGAAACAGGGTATCCAATGATACCAGATGATTCTTCTTTTACTACAGCTATTACAATGTATATTACTATGAAGTATATGGCTAGAATGTGGTATATGGGAAGAGAGGGGTATGCAGATAAAATGCAAAAAGCTGAAGCTGATTGGCAATGGTATTGTAAACAATCTACCAATAAAGCTTTTACATTATATGGATTGGATGAACATCAAAATATGTTGGATAGTAGATACCAGATGATACCAAATTTTAATAAATATTATGGATTTTTTGGTAAATTAGGTACTACAGATAGAGGAATTAGTTTAAGAGGAATATAATATGCAAGGAGATAAATTACAAAGACCATATAAAGGTTTATATAAAGATACTTCTAAACAGGACCAACCTAAAGATACTTATTTATTTGCATTAAATGCAGTTAATGAGACTGAAGTAGGGGATTCTAATCTTATAGGTAATGAAGAGAGTAATGCATTATGTGCAAATATAACTTCTGGATATATACCTCTAGGAAAGGTTTATATTGGCAATAATGAAACTGTAATATTATCAGTTTCTCAAGATGAAACTAGTTCTGAAATAGGTATATTAGATGGTAACTGTAAGTACAAAGTATATGTAAATGATAGTGATAGTACAGAAGAAGATAAACTTAATTTTAAAGTAAGTAATCAAATACAGGCTGTGTATAGATTAAGGAGAGGTTGTGAAAGAACAATTTATTTTACTGATGATTATAACAAACCTAGATACTTTAATTTTAATAATCCAAATAAATTTAAAAATAATGATGGTAGTTGGAATGCCAATTTATTTGATTTACAAAAACAATATTCTAAAATACCTAACTTTCAAAGTGTTGAGATATTAGATTCTGGAGGTAATTTAGAACCTGGTGGATATAATATTGCTATACAGTATGTAGATGATAGTTTAAATCCAACAGAATGGATAACAACATCTCCCCTAATAGAAATATATAATGACCTATCTTCTGAGGAATTTAGAAAAATAAGTGGTAGTATTAATGGAGATGAGGACTTCTTTGCATACCCTAGAACCAGTAAAGCTATTAAAATAATATTATCTAATATAGATACAGATTTTGTTTTCTACAGATTAGCTTTTATAGAATCAAATAATGGGTCAGGACAAATAAGTGATGTAAAGTATTCAGATATAATACCTACATCAAAAAACTTCTTTATATATACAGGAGATAATGCTATAAGTACAGGTACTACTCAAGAGATAGCAGCTTTCTCTGATATTATATATAAAGCACAAAGTATTGAACAGATAGAAAATAGATTATTGTTAGGTAATACAGAAGGTAAGAAAGTAGATTTTTGTAAGTTACAACAATATGCATCTAGAATTAAAGCTGATTGTATTACAAAGACTGTTAATCTAACAGATTTGGTAGACCCAGCTAACCCTAAAAATCCATCCCACCAATTTAATGGTATAGGTTATATGCCTGGTGAGATATATTCTTTTGGTATAGTTTATATATTTGAGGACAATTCATTATCTCCAGTATTCCATATACCTGGAAAAAACCCTACAGTAGACCCAGAGGCTGTATTCTCTCCAGCAGAGAATGTATATCCTATGTCAAATAACAATCAAATAAGTACTACTTATATAGATAATGATACTTGTGGTAATAATAACTTCTGGGGTAAAGATGCACAAGGGGATTCTCTTACAGGTAAGCCTGTAAGACATCATAGATTTCCCTTAAGAAGTGATATAAATCTACCTTTGGTAACAGACCAAATAGGAGAAGAACAAACTGTAGATTATTACCAATTATTTTTAAGGATACAGGGAACACTTATAACTCCTGTTTCCTGTCCACCTGAAAACCCAGGTTGTGGAACTGATGTATCTAACTTTTTTGAAGTTAGGGTAAATTACAAAGTAGAAGGAGAAAGTTTTAGTTTTACTGAACTAGTAGACCCTGCTTTCTTTGCAGATGAATCAGGTACTTTTGAGCTGGATATACAGGAAAACTCACAATATCATTCTACTAATGTCTTTACAGATATTGAAATAGAGATATCTGATATTAATGGAACTTTCCATCCACTGGTAACAGTAGGGGGAGATGCTGAATATAATAATGAGTTTGGGGATTATTTTGATGGTACAGCAGATTTTACAACATCAGTAGAGTTATTTGAAGCTACTGTACAAGATAGAACTTATAGTACTGAGATATTAGGTATAAAATTTTCTGGTATTGAATTACCAGAATTAAATGAGTTGAACCAGGATAGAGGTAATAGAATAATTGGATACTATATAGTAAGAAATGAAAGAACTGAGTTTGATAAGACTATATTGGATTCAGCAGTTCTTACTCCTTCTACTATTTATAAGAATTATATATCACATGGGTTGCTACAACCTGAAACTAATAATATATCAGATTCTGTATATGGTATAATACATCCAGAACATAAATTTAATGATAAAGAATATACCCAATATGATGAGATTATACAGCAAGGTAATTTTACATTAAGGGATAGAAAATATGGTAAAGTCTCTTTTAATGATGTTTTTGATGGTTCATCTTTAGATACAAGTAAACAAAAAGATACAGGAGATGATGGAAAACCAGCAGATGGTAAACCTAGAACTGATGGGTATGATGGATGGAGTTTAGAGATAATATCTAGAGATAATATTGTATCCTATGAAAGTAAATCAGAGTTTACTATAAGTAGAGCTAATATTGAAGAGAATTTTTATTTAGATGCTCTAGAGAGTAGAGCTATAAATGCTGAAGCAAATGATGTCTTTAATATTACTACTGATAATAAGATTGGTATAGTACAATTAAAAGAAGGTACAACAATACCTCAAAGTAGTAATTTACCTTATGTAGTATTTAGAAAAAATAATTTAGAATCTTATTCAGATTTTAGAACTCTTCCTTATTATAAGGAAACAGTAAATCCTAAGTACTTCAGTGGAGGACCTAGTGGAGAGATATGTACAGTATTTAATGGAGATAGTTATGTATCTCCAATGAGATATGTAAACTCTGTATTCTGGGATAATAGAGTTGCTAAAAGAGCAGGAAAAACTAATGTTTGGAAATATATTGTAGGGGCTATATTAATTGTAGTTGCTGTAGTATTAGCTTATTTTACTGTAGGTACTTCTCTAGCTCTTATTGGAGCTGCTGCTGCATTGATGGCAGCAGGTGGTGGAGTACTGCTTATTAGTGCTGGAGTAAAGCAGGATAACTGGAATAAGGTATATATGCAAGAATATGACAAAGGTCTTAGGGAGACAGCTCTAGATAGTTGGGTAAATGCTTTTTATAGATATAGGGCTACAGTAGGTTCTTATTTTCCAATTCCTTGGACTGGACAAACAGAACATTCTGGACAACACGCTAAGGATGGTCCAACTGATGATACTATACAATGGATAGGGGATTGTATAACAGACCTATGGTTTGAAAGTTCTATAAATATAAACTTAAGGGTCCCTTTAATTACAGATTTACCTAGTTTCTTGGATTCTCCAGGCAAGATAGAATCAGGTAATAATAAACCTATAGATTTATATGAATTTTTTGATATTTATTATGCTTCAAGTAATCAAGAAAGATACCCAGTATCTTCTCTTGAAAGACACTTAGCACAGAAATTACTAATGTTCAATGGAGATAGAAATGATAATAAAGAATATATTGGACTTGCATTAGGTGAATTATATAAACTTAATCCAGATTACTTAAGAATAAATAAAGAAAAAATATTTTATCATTTACCTCTAGAGTATGATTGTTGTTCAGAATGTCAAGAGAACTTTCCACATAGAATACATTATTCAGAACAGTCATTCCAAGAAGAGTTAAGTGATAATTATAGAATATTCTTACCTAATAACTATAAAGATATACAAGGTGAAACTGGAGAGATTACAAACTTATTTAAAATAGGTAATGATTTATTTATACATACCTTAGAGGGATTATGGCAAATGCCAAGAAACTATCAAGAAAGAGTTACAGACCAAGTAGTATCTTTTATTGGTACAGGTTCTTATTTTGAAATCCCACCTCAAAAGATATTAGATGATGATACAGGGTTATCAGCAGGATTACAACATAAGTGGAGTGCTATAAAAACTCCTTCTGGATATTTCTTTGTTTCTGAAAACCAGAAAGCTATATATCAATTCAATGGTAAAAAACTTAATCCTATATCTTCTGTAGGATTATCTAATTGGTTTAAGGAAAACTTAGAATCAAAATTGGATAAGGATTATAATATTAGAAACAATAAAATATACCCTTATAAAGATAACCCCAGTAATCCATTTGGTACAGGATTTATTTCTACTTATGATAGTAAAAAAGAGAGATTAATATTTACTAAAAAAGATAGAAATTTTACACAAAATATAGTGGGCAATACTGGATATGAGATTGCAGTTTGTAATGGACAAGTTATAGTGTTTTATGATTTTCAAGCTACTATAGATAATTATGAGAATCTTGGTTATAAGTATTTAGGTATAAAAGATTGTCAAATGGTATTCTCTATAGAAGTTATTGAAGAAGTACAAGTTGTAGAGTATGTATGGGTTCCACCTGTAATAGAAACACACTTCGTAACTTATTTTAAAGGCTTCTGGGAAGAAGATGACCCTGCACATCCTAATGGTGGTACTGTAACTTATATAATCTATCCAGGTGGTATAGAAAGTACTATTGATAATATATGGAATAATGACTGTATAGGATTACCAAATCAAGGTATTGTAAGTTATCATGGATGCGCACCTGGATGTGAACCACAAGAGACTATAGAAGTTATTATAACACCAGGTTATTATGAACAAATAATTAAAGTTGTAGAACAACCTGTAACAGAGTATCTATACATAGATGGTACTCCACTTGAAGATAAGAATAGTATAAATAATTCATGGACTATTAGTTATTCTTTAAAAAGTAACTCTTGGATATCTTGGCATTCTTATATACCTAATTTCTATATCAATATACCAGAAAAATTCTATTCTTGGAAATTTGGGAACAATGGTATATGGAAACATAATAATAAAACCAATTACCAGACTTTTTATGGGGAACAATATCCTTATATATTGGAATATGTATCTACATCTTCTCCTACAACAATGATTACAAATCATATTAGATTTAATACTGAAGCTAAAAAATATGATTTTTCTACTCAAGAGTATAATGAGGAAAGATATATAACATTTAATAAAGCTATTATATACAATTCTAGGCAGTGTTCTGGTTTAATAGATTTAATTGTTAAGGATACTCAATCCAATCAACAGGATTATCTGTTACATCAAATTCAAAATAATGGTAATAATAATTTTATAATAGATAGAAATGAAACTGATTGGACTTTAAATGATTTAAGAGATATAAGAATAGATTATACAAAACCTATATGGAACTCTAATATAAATTCACTTCAATCTGAATACTATATAGATAAAAAGCTTAATGCTATTACTATGGATGTCAATAAAGATTGGACACAGCTTGAAAGTTTTAGAGACAAATATTTGGTAGTTAGGTTAATATTTGATAATTTTGCAGATATTAAGTTACTTACAAATTATTCAATAGAAAATGAACAAGAATCTTATAGGTAAATATTAATCTTAACAAAATTAAATTAAGAAATGAAAAAGAAAAAGATAAAAGATTTACCTATATATCTGTTTGGAGGTAATACAGAAGACCCAATGCAATCTTATATGGATATAAGAAGGCAAAGAGCTTCACAAAACCCTGGTGTTATTGAAAATCCTAACACAGCTCTAATAGATAATCAAATAAGAATGGCTAGGGCAAACCAGAAAGCTAATAGTAATCCTTGGACACAAATTATGGATATGATAGGAGCTATGGCAATGTCTACAGGTAGTTCAATGATGTCACAAGGTATAGCACAAGCAGGTGGTATAGGAGGTTTATTTGGAGGAGGTGCTAATGCATCTTTTGATGGTATGACTGAAATGCCAATTGCAAGTGTAACTAGAGCTGCTATGGGTGGTAAAGTTGGTAATGCAATAAATGCAGAAGGAAAAGAAGTAATAGAAACTCCTGATGGAACTGTAGCAGAACTTAAAGGACCTTCACATTCACAAGGAGGTATAGATATGTTAGTACCACCTGGTACTGAAATATTCTCTCAAAGATTAAAAGGTCCAGATGGTAAGACTATGGCTGATAGAAAAAAAGCAAGAGAAAAGAAGTTAGCTAAAATAGAAAAACTCTTTGATAAGAATCAAAGTGATGCTACCTTAAAAGCTACTTTAAAAAGAACTCAAGATAACAACCAAAGAGAAGAAGATGCTGATATGCAACAAATGAATATAGCTAGAGCTATGATGGAAGGTATGCAGCAAGTATTTGCTATGGGAGGTATTACTGGAGGCTATCAAGAACAATTGGATAATGTTGGACCAGACCCTAATAATCCATATGGACATATGTCTGATATAGAATTCTTATCACTTGCACAGAACTTTTTACAAATGAATCCACAACAAACTAGTTCTAAAACTCCTGAAACCAATTCAGAAGATGGATTTGATTGGGGAAGTATTTTTGGTAATACAACTTTAGGTGATGGTATAGGAATGATAGGAAACTTAATTTCTACATTTGGACCAATGGAGAATACAAGAGCTAATAGAGCAGGGGACACTCCTAATATAAATGCATTTAAAGATTATGGTAAAGATGGATTGAAAGCTTTGGATAAATCTAAAGGGTATATTGCAGGACAGAGAGATGAGAACCTAAGAGATTTAGAACTTGCTAGAGCAGGTGCTATAGGTAGAAATAGAAATTCAGCTAGAGGTCTTAATACTATGAGAGCATTAGACCTTACAGTAGACAATGCTATTAGTGAAAGACAGCAAAGTGTATATAGTGCATATGCACAACAAATGATGAATATACTTGCTCAACAGGCTGGTATGGAAAACCAACAAGATCAAGTAGTTATGCAAGGAGAGCAAAATAGAGATTTAGCTGATAGACAAGATAGAGATAATTACTTCTCTAACATGGCTCAAGATATTGCTACTAAAGGAACTGGTATGCAGAAAATAGGTAAAGATGTAAATCAAATGAAGACTAGAAATGTTACTTCAAATATTATGTCTGAACTATATCCTAACTTTGAAATAAGCTCTATGACTGGTAAAACTAAGTTTAAAGCTGAAGAAGTTATTGAAAAGAATCCTACTTTCTACTCTAAAATAGTTGGTAATCCAAATGCAAAAGAAATTCATCAAGGTAATATGGAAGGTAAGTACATCATTAAAGATGATAAACTTTATAATAAGGAAGGTGTAGAATTAGATATAAATACTTTAAAACCAGTTAAGTAATGGCAAGATTTTATAAAACAGCTAAACCTGAATTTATTGAGGATATTATATACCAACCACCTTGGGAGTTAATACAGCAAGCAGGTGAATATAAACAAACTCAATATGATAATGCATTAGCCCAAACAGAAATGTTAAATGGGCTTTTAAAAATTAACTACATTGATGAAGAAGGGGAGAATGAAAAAGTTCAACAAGAAAGACAATATTGGGAATCTCAAATAGATGATATAACAAATCAAATAAGAACTACTGGAGATTATAGAAAACTAATGCCTAAAGTTAGAGAGGTTCAAAAAGGAATTATGAACTCTATGACTGAAGGTAATATTTCTAAATTTACTCAAAGTGCTAATATTAGGGATAAACATCTAGCTGCTATTGCTGAAGCAAAGAAAAATGGTGGAGATATTGCAGCAGCTCAAGCTGCTTACAATACTTATATGGATAAATGGAAAAATCAAGAAAATAGAAGTATAGATAATGCCTTGGGTTATGAAGAAGTTATATCTACACCTGAAGAGCTTCAAGGAAAGAATATAGCTGAAATGGCTAAGAAAGTTCCAGCTTATCAGAACTCTACTTTTACTGTAGACCCAAGAGGTGGATGGATAGTCACAACTAATGGACAAGAGGAATATGTTTCTAAGGAACAATTATTGGAAACTATACAACCTTACATAATGTCCAATCCAAACTTAAGACCTTATTTAGACCAGAGACAAAGATTTGGTATGGGGCAGTATTTCAATGAAGATGGTTCTATGATTGCACCTTACCAAGTTAAATATTATGATGCAAATGGTAATAGTTATTCTTTAGAAGAAGCACAAGCTTTACCAAAAGAACAACAAGAGAATCTATCTAAGGATGTAGAATTTGCAGATAACTCTTTGGGACAAGCATTTAAATTAGGTACTTCATTTGAGTATAAGAAAGATAAATCTACTTCTAGATTACAGGTAGACCAAGTAAGAGAGAATGCTTTAAATAGAGCGCAAAGAGCAAGTTTACAGGAAGATAGGCAGGCACATGATTTTGAGAAGATGGAGGCTGCTCATAAAAAGAAATTAGAATTATTAGCTTTAGACCCAAGTGAAGATGGAGATTTAGCTAGAGCAGAGCTTAATAGGTTAAGTGGATTTAATTCATTTGCAGAGATTAAGAATAAATCTGTGACAAATATGTTAGATATAGTAGGTGAGGGAGGGGTTATTACTGAAGCAGGTAAAAGTAAATTGACAGATATCTTTAATACTCTTACTAAAAATATGACAGGGGAAGAGTTAAAAGCCTATAGGTCATTAGAACAACAATTAAAAAGTGGTAAAAATTTTAATACAAAACAAGCTAATGCTTATATATTTAATTATCTATATCCAACATTTGAAGATTATTTATCAAAAGAAACTGGTCTTTCAAAAGATGAAATATTAAAAAAGATTACTGAGCTTAGTAGTAATCCAGAAACTAAAGGATATTCTCCTTTTGTAAATCAAAAATCTAATTATGAATCTCTTTCTAAAGGAGAAGATAATATAACTGCATTAATAAATAATAGAACTAATAACCCTGTACTTAAGAATTTTAAAAATTTCTCAGATAGAGCTAAACAATACTTAGATGATAATTATAATGCTGCTGCTGTAGTGAAAGAGTTTGAAGTCCTTCCACCTGCTAACAATAAAGCTATAACTGAAATTGTAAATCAAAACCCAGGAGATTATACCTTCATTAATGTTGATACAAATGAAGTAGTTCCAGCACCTGGTAGGATGAAAAATAACTTAGGGGTAACTGGTGCTTCAGGTAGAGCGATAAGTCAAACCATGTTTGAGGGAGAAGATGGAATTAAGTATGTAGCAATACCTTTAAATTCTATGGCACCTTCAGAACTTGCAATAAGAAATATTGCCATAAAGGGATTAGAGGATACAAGTAGAACCAAAGCTGAATTACAGGATTATAGAAGAGGTTCCGTAATGCAACAATTCCAAGAAGCTGGTAAGTCAAATAACTATGAACAAGAAATAGTTATTGAAGATAAATTTTTTAACACTAATTCAAAACTAAAACAAATTGGTAATGGTGTTAACGCAGAATATCAAGTAATAGATAAACAATTTGGAACTGTACAAACATTCCAAGATGAAGATACATTCTTCAATTATTTAGAGGAAAAAGCTAAATTAAAAAAATAATATATGGAAGATGAAGAACTACAGGGAGTAGGTACTACAGAAGATATTAAAAAGCAAGAAGAGATACTTATGGCTAAAGCCAGAAGAAAAACTCTAGAAAAGAATTTAGAGAATTCTATCTTTGGTACTAGCTCTGCTTCTATAAATTTTAAAGGTATAAATTATGCTTCAAGTGATTTTGCTGGTGGTTCTTATGGTAAGGCTGCTGAGCAAGGTGATTGGAGTAAATGGAGTATGCCAGATGATATGGCATATAAAGCATTTCAACAACAAGAGATTGGAGATTTAATTATAGATACTTTAGCAGGAGGTTCTAAACTAGCTGTTGCTGGATTTTTAGATATGGCTGCATCTTGGGATTTAGCTGAAATCTCAAATGTAGCACAGGGAAATGCTATGGCTGAAACTGGAAACTGGTTACAACAACAAGCTGATAAATTACAATCTTCTGCACAACAAAAGAATACTATATACCAAGATGGTGATAATATGTGGACTGCTGCATATTGGGCTAACCAAGGGCAACAGTTAGGTTACTCTACTGGTATTGTTGGAGAGATAGTAGCTGAACAAGCTATACTTGCTTTAGCTACTGGAGGGTCTGGAAATGCTGCTGGACTTGCATCTAAAGCTAGATTTTTAAAACCTCTACTTACACAAGGAGCTATGGGACTTGCTGGTGGTATGAGAGAGGCTTATATGAATGCTAGGGAAACACAAGAAAATGTGTACTCTAAGTTTATACAAAATGGATTTACAGAAGAAGAAGCAAAAGCAAAAGCTGATGAAGCTGCACATGTATCCTTTAAAACAGAAGCTGGTTCTCTTGTAGTATTAAACACACTTCAAAATATATTTCTATTTGGAGGAATGGGTAAAATCCAACCTTTTAATAGAGCAGCATCTCCACAACTTCAAATGGGATTCTCTTCTTTTGGAGAACAATTACTTGAAAAAGTATTACCTGAAACTACTTCTAAATTTGGAAAAAGGGCAATACAATATGGTCTTATACCTGCTGTTACAGAAGGTATGGAAGAAGGTGTACAAAGCTTATCACAACAATGGGGAGAATATTCTGTTGGGGATAAGAAAGAAAAGTTTGACCCTGTAAATACAGAACTTAGAGATAATGTTATTGGTGGTGCTTTAGGAGGAATACTTCTAGGTGCAGGTGCTAAAGCTATATCTAAATTTAATAACTATCTTGGTGACAATCAATTCTCCAAAGAATATAAGAATTTTATAGATACTGCTGTAGATAGAACAGCTAATACTTTTATAGAGCAAGAAAAAATTAAGAGAGAATATCAAGAAGCTCAAATAGCTTATAATAAAAATAAGACACAATCCAATCTAGAAGAACTTAATAGAGCAAAGCAGGCTGTTAAGCAAGCTAAGTATAATTCCCATTTAACAAATGCTGTAAATGCTTTACAGTATGATTATATTAAAGGGGAAGGTACTCAAGCTTTTGATGCACACATAGGTCAAATGCAAAGTGTACTTGATGCTGTAAAGAATAAGGATACAGAAGCTTTAAGAAAGCATGGTCTTATAATGGCTAATGGAAAAGAAAGATTTGCTGGTTCATTTGAAACCATTTTAAATACATTTGAGCAAAACATTAAAGATTCAGAATTTATAAAACAATCCCTAAGCAATAACTTAGAAAATGTTACTACTGATTTTGAATCTGCATTTGATATTACAAAAAAAGAATATACTAATTCAAAATACTTACAAGAGATTTCTGAATTAGAAGGGCAATTGGCTCAAGCACAAATGCTTGATACATATGTATCACAATTGTCTACTGATGGTAAAACAAGATTTAATCTAGAAAATGAATTAGCTGCTTTAGAACAGGTAGAGAATAATAAGGATACTAAAGGGTTATCCAAAGAGGACCAAAAAAGAAAGAAAGAGATAGAAAAAAAATTATCTGAACTTAAATATACAGATAGAGATAAGAAGATAATTCCCAATACAAATAGAAAAGGTTATATTAATGCTGAGATAAGTAAAATTTCTTTAGGGCAAGCTATAGACCAAAATAATCTTGAGCTTAATTCTTTAAAAGATAGTAATAAGATTACGGAGAAAATCAAAAATAGAGCTAAAGAGAAATTAAAAAAAGCTAAAACAAAAGATGCTATAACTAAGGCACAACAAGAGGCTGAACAAGCAGGGGTAGCTGATGAAAACTTTAATAAAGAAGTAGAAAATAAAGTTAAGGAAGTAGATAATAAAGATAAAATAGCTAATATAGATTCTACTGGACAAACTGTTTCTAGACCTGTACAAACAAAACCTAAAGAAAATTCCAAAGAGTCTGAACCAGATAGTGCTTCATTGTTTTCTGCTTTCTTAAAAGAAGGTAAAATATCTACTGCACCAAATCCAGAAGATGATATTATAAACCAAGCTTTCTCTAGACAGAGAATTCCAAATGAACAGATTACAGATGACCTAAAGGATAAGGCTAATTTATTTGTAAAGAGAAAATCACAACAACTTGGTAAAGATGTAAATTTAGAAGATGTTATAGTTGACTCTATTGAAAGAAATGGTCTTAAAAATACAGAAGATGTATTCCAAGGTATAGTAGCTTTAATGGAAACTGCTGGTAAGGATGTGTCTGAGGCTAATAGTTTATACTATAAATATTTTGAAGAGGATTATAATGTATTTAAATCCTTTACAGTAGAGGAAGCTGATACTACAGTTAATACTGTAGAAAAACAAGCACAACAAAACACTGAATTTAAAGATAAGTTCAATGTTAATGGACAACCTATATCTACACCTGTTGTAGAAAGAGATTATGAAGATACTAGAACCAATAAATCACAACCTAAAATTGCTTTTAATTTTCAGGAATATGAGAGAGATGGATTTATATTTACAATAACTTCTGATAAATTAAAAGGAGATAACCATTATATATTGGATTCTGAATTTGTAAATACAGGAGATATACTTACAGTTGAAGTTATTAATGATGACTCACAACCAATATCTTCATTTTCCCCAAATGGTACAGTAACAACAAGTACTTGGGGAGAATACAAAAAGACTGTTGAACCTAATTCACAAGCCTATATAAATAAAATACCTATGGGTATTTATAAAAAAGTAGGGGATACTAAAGTATTGGTAGGACATGTACATGATGCTACTTGGTATATACCTAATAATATAAGTGAGGTAAATGGTAAAGAGGAACAGGAAAGAATTGCTAAAGAAGGGTATAATAATACTGTTGAGGTAAGAAAAGCCATTCTAGAGAATGGTGGTACTGGTAGTATAGAAATAAGTAGACAGTTTGGAGCTTTAGATAAAATAAATAAATCTAAGGATACTACACCTATATCTATTGCCAAAGCTACAGGAGAAACTATTTTAGCTAGAATTGTAGAAGGTAATGCTGGTACTATACACTTAGAGACTCAAAAAGGAATACCATTAGATGTAGTATTGGAAGGAGATTTACAGGCTACCAATAATGGTAAAAGAATATTTAATCCAGGAGGTATTGCAGATGTAAGATATGCTTATACTAGACCTGATGGAACTAAAGTGTATATGGCTCTTCCTGTTATGCAGAAGAAATCCAATGCTTCAAATGCATTAAGAGAGGATTTAAATCCTACTATATTTAATAGTTTAAAATATGCAACATTAGCTAATATTGTTCTTAACAACACTAACAACAGTGATGTATTAAAAGAAATTGAGAAAGAATTTGCCTTTACAGTTGCTGATGCAAAAGATATACAATCTAAAATAAACTCTAGTTTAAAAGTAGATATAAAAAATAATTTAACAGGATACATGGAGTTCTTTGTAAGAATGTCCAATGGTTCTATAGTACTTGATGATAAAAGAAAACCATCTATAAAAGACTTACAAAATGAATATAATATTGGTAAGTTCAAATATTTATTTGGAGACAATGGAGTTATACTAAAATCTAGTTTTAATGTAAACTATAATAAACTTAATGCAAGTACACTAAAAGATGTATACATACCTACTATTAATGAGCAAGGAAAAGTAGAAGAAAAATTTAAAGGTTACAATGACTTAGTAAAAAATAACACATTTACAAATGTTAGAAGCCATCAAATAACAAAGCATGATGGTTCTAAGCAATGGATTATTGATGTACATCCCTTAATTACATATACTCTCACAGATAATATAAGTACTGGTATCAGTTCTGCACAAAGAGCTGTTGAAGAAGTATCACAAGAAATGGAAAATAATACTTCTTTAAATATACCTAAGGAAGTATTGGATACTATGAGTGATGAAGATATAGCACTTTTAGAATCTTTAAATAGAACTATGAACCAAAATAATTCATTTAGTTCAAGAAGAATTTTAAGTGAGGGTGAGGTTTCAAATATAAATAATACAATAGTAGATGGTAGAATAGAGTTACTTACTGATTTAGAATTTAGAGAAATGTTAGATTCTTTAAAACATAGATTTATAAGTAATTTAGATTTCAATGGTAGTATAACTGTAAACCAAATTAAAACTAATTTAGAAAATCTAGTTGAAAAAGAAATACAGCCTATTATAGATACATATAAAGAAAGATATGAGAGATTTTCTAAAATTCCTTCATTGGAACCTTTCGCAAAGGAGTTACAATCTAGAATAGATAAACTTCAATCTAGTATTGACCAAAAAGAAAAGATTACTGGAAACAATGGAGTTCTTTTAAAAGAGCTTAATAAGTTATTTGGATTTAATTTAGAAGAAGAATATAGTGGTGAGGAAGAATTTGATTCAAGTAATAATTTTAGAAAGTCCTTTTTAGAGAAAGATATAAAACTATCTTATAGTAATAAGTTAAGAATGTCTTTCTTTGGTGTCAAACAACTTAAAGATAGTTCAAACCAAGAGGTTATAAATGACCTTACAGGATTACCTGTATATGAAAGTCCAGATTATGTAGAACTTATACTTAAATCTATTACAACTGAGATTCCATCTAATTGGAATACTCTAATGGATAAATTACAAACTAAATATAATCAGACCAATAAACCTATATATAATCAGTTAAGGAACAATTTAAAAGATTTACCACAGAATCTTAAGAATGAATTACTATACAAATTAATATCATCTAGATTTACAGCCCATAAGATTATAAACTCTGTACAAAAAGGTAAAGGAGGTAATCCTGATAGATATGTATTGACTGTAATTGATGAGAATAGCTCCAAGGAAAATATAAAATTAAAGAAACAAACTAGAGATAATTTTAAATTTGCATCCCCACTAACTATGGTGGATGTTAAAACTAATGAGAAAATACTTAATCTAGAGCAAGCTTTAAAATACCAATTAGCTTTTAAGAAGCATATAAAAGAGGATACTTTTAAGAATGGTTATACAAAAGAGAATGCTACTTTATTAAAAAGTATCTTCAATGCTATAGGTTTGAATTTATCTGATAATACTATAAAAGAATACTTACAATATAATGACCCTTTTAATAATACTAAAGGTTTATTATCTTTTGTTAGTAAGCAATTAGACAAATTAATAAGTAAGGCTAAACATAATAAAGTTGTAGTGACAGATGAGGGTAATAATTTATTTGATACTGCAAACAAAGCTTTAAATGATATTATAGAACTTGAAATAGCTCTTAATGGTACAAATGTAGCTAAATCTATTAGAGTAGGTGGTAAAACATTACAAGGTGTTATACAAAATACATCTGCTTATGATACACTTAGAGAACTTGTAGAGCAGGATTCACAATTATTGGATAAACTATTATCTATAGGTTATACTAAAGATAGTTTATTATTAAATCAATTGAGAGAAAATCCACAAATTGCAGATATACTTTCTCTATCTTTTAGCTCTCCTGATAGTTATAAGGTAAATGGTAAAAAGAATTATTCTGATACAGAATATGATAAACTATCTGATACAGATGGTCTTATCTCTATGTTAGGATTATATACAAATGAAAGAGGTAATGTTACACTTAACAATGCTAATGATATTAGATTAGGTCTTAGTTTTAGAGTAGGACAAATGCCATTTATGACACTATCTGATAAAGGTAGGATGTTATATATGAAAACTATTATGTTAGATGGTAAGGATGAACAATTTGTTTCTAAAGGAGAAACAATTGAAATATCAGATGATATAATGGACCTATTGTTTCAACAAGTATTTGAATCTGAATATAATAGAATATTAGATGCTTATTCTAATGAAGACCCACATATAAAATCTTTTAGTGAAGGTTCTAAAATATTTACTTTCTTACCAATATTCAATACTTTAAAAGTAGATGGTGTTAATATACATGATATATTAAAAGAAAGAATAAAAAATGGAGAGGCTTTGCCTTCTATAAGTACATTTAGGGGAGAGGCTATTAAAATGCTTTCTGAATATATAAATTCAGAAGTAAACCAAAAGCTTGATGCCAATGGAAATGGTATTATTACAGATTCTAATCTTTATGTAGATGGAAAATTGCTTAATATAGATACTAAATATTTATCAAAATTTGAAGGTACTCCTTTAGTTAAAGGTAGAAAACTTTTTGCTGAACATGCAGTAAACAATTTATTACATCAAGTATCACTATATCAAATCTTTCTAGGGGATTTAGCATACTATACTAAATTTAAAGGTGTTATAGATGCAGATGGATTTGTAAAGTCTGATGTTATAGAACAAGAGTATTTAAATATTGCTGAGACTATAGGACAGGTTGTGGATAAAAGGTCTGCATCTTTGATAGCTCCAGGATTTACTCTAGCTAATGCATCTGACACAGAGAATAAAAACTCTAAGTACATGCAACTGCAAATACTTGATGTAAACTCAATTTCAAGTATTATAGAGCCATTAATTAAAGCTAGTAAGGATGAATTATCAAAAGAAGAATTAAATGCATTAGAGGTCATTAAAAACCCTAATTCAACAAAACAACAAATTTTATCAGCTTATGAAGTTCTTGAGGAAAATAATGAAGAGCTTTCAGCTTACTTTAATATAGAGGGTACTGATGCCCAAGAATATAATACTTGGAAAACACACATAGATATTTTATTTAGACAGGGCAATCTTACAGGTGAGGAAAGAGATTTATTATCTTCAGTTTATACTAAGCTTTCAGAAGGTAAGTTTGATGAAGTTACAAAAGAAGAAACAAAAGTAGTGATGCAACCTATTAAACCAGTATATACTGGTATGGTTCCACTATACAATAAGGAAGGTAAGGTAATATCAATGAGACCTGTATATATCAAGTCCTCATCATTCCCATTACTTCCACATATTACAAAGAATTTAAAAATAGATAATCTAAGAAAGAACTTAGAAGCTTTAGAGGAATCTAGTGGTATGACAGTAAAAGCATCTTATCAGACTGCCAATAAAATTGGAGCTAATAAGACTATGCTTACAACTGATGATTTATATAATAAAACTTTTGAAGAACTTTCACAAGAGGTTAGAGATGGTAGAAGTGTATTGGAGTCTGCTACTTTAATGTTAGATACTAAGAATTTTAAGATACAACAAGAAACTCCTGATAAGGTTGCTAAATATTTGGCAAAGAATAAGGATAATGAGATATCTATGGGGTCTCAGTTCTGGAAAGTTATTCTAGGAAATGGTATAAACAAAATGACTGATAAGATATTTCCTAATAAATTTAACAAGGATTTATTGGATTTAGTAGGTATAGAAAATACAGAGATGTTATCTGGAGAAGATTTAGATAAAATAAATTTCTATGTATTTAATAATTTCTCTAAAGCTAAGAGTACTTTACTGTATAGTAGATTAGGATTGGATAGAAATATACCTTTTGCAAATCTTACTAAAGAGGAAAAGAAAACTGCTCTTGAGAATGTAATAAATATTCTTAAGGAAGAGGTTACATCTAGAAATTATCCAGAGTACTTAACTGAAAGTTTAAATTTAGTTACAGATGAACAAGGTAATGTAAGTTTAGAAAGTCCTATCTTCTTAGATTCAAATGCAAATAAGTTTGAAAGTTTATTATTATCATTAGTAGCCAATAGTATTATATTCCATAAACTTCCTGGACTTGGACACATTTCAACTTCATCAGAAGGATTTGAAAGAGTTTCTAATCTAGAAGAGTTATCAAGTACAGATAGACAAGGTATTGTATGGTTTGATAAACCTACTGGTAGACTTAAATCTACTATGTTAGATGATAATACTATATCTGAATCTGAGGTTCTTATTAAATCACATTTTAGAAGAACAAGAAAAGATGAGAATGGTAATAAAGTTACAGAACTTATAGATTTTACATCTGATACTTATTCAGAAGCTATTATAGAAGATGGTAAGGTAGTAGGTAGAAAGCTTAAATTAGATATGATGGATGAAGAATTGTTATCACAGTTCTCATTTAGGATTCCTACTTCTTCACACCAATCAGGTGTTATATTAAAGGTAGTTGGGTTCTTACCTCCAGAGGCTGGAGATATGCTACTTGTACCTGCTGAACACACTGTACAATTAGGAGAGGATTATGATATTGATAAGAGATATATATATAAATCAAATTATATATTTGATGGAGATAGAATAACTAAATTAGATTATAAAAAAGATTTAAGAGATAAGAATGAGTTTGATAGATTATATGAAGCTTTACTAGGAGATGATGTACAGGAATCTGATAAAGATTTAAAAATAAGAATCAAAATGTATGAAAATGCAATGATTGATATTTATAAGTCTGTATTCCAATCTCCATCTAAAGCAGTACAACAAAAAATATTTAAACCATTATCTGTAGGTGTAGCTAAAGAAACTGCATTCCTTATGGACTCAAAACTCAATGAAGATAAACAACCATATTTCTCTACATTATCAGATACATATCAAAGAAAACTTCTTAAAGCTGGAGCTGATGGTAAGGGAGGTATTGGAGTACATTCTAATGCTGTTACACTTGAAGCACAGATGCAAAGATTAAGTGAGGATAATAAACTTCAATTAAGACATACAGAAAGAGATGAGGATGGTAATATTAGATATGTACCTACAGTTGAGATTATAGGTCCATTAGTATCTGATAGTAACCTAGGTGCATCTGAAGAATTTAAATCTATAGATGGTAGAAGGGATATAGCAGACCAACATGGTGAGAACCAAAACGTATCTACAGATAACATTAATGAACAAATTATGTCCAAAAGGAATGAAAACTCTTATACTATGAGTGTATATGCACTTATGGCTACTAGAGGGTTTGACCTTTCTGAGGATAATGTTGTTCAGAATAATAATAAACCAATGCACATACCTTCTCTATTTATAAATCAACCTATAATTAGAGATTATGTGAAAATGAAATCACAACAAGACTCTATATCTGGAGAGTTTATTGCAGATAAGGATAGTGATATATTAAATAGATTAGTTAGAAAATATGGAGGGAGTATAGCTCCTGGAGCTACTATAAGTAATTTCTTAAATGATTCAGTATATATGGAAGGCTCTAGGCAAATGACTGGACAAGCTTTATATGACAGTTTATCTGAAGAAATAGCTCTTAAGAATAATACAATGCAGTTAGCTGTATTACAAAAATTTGCTAAATTTAGAAATGAGTCTAGACAACTTTCTGAAATACAACAATTAATATCTTTATCTACTTCAGGTTTAGGTGTATCTTATTTTGAGACATTACAAAGAATAAAAATGTTGGATAATTTACCATTTTCTGATATAAAGAATGCATATAAACTAATAGGTGATTTCCAACCTTCTGCTGAATTCTTAGGTATACAACCAGATGAAGAAATAAAATCAAATTCTCAATTGGAGAGAGAAGGTTATACTAAAATAGGTAATTTCCATTGGAAACCAGAGACTATTGAAGGGGTAATGCTTATAGATTCTTTAAAAGCAGCACAAGATTTAATGGATATATTTTTTCCATATAAAGATGCTGCTATTGATGGAGTTATAGAAAAGATTACTTCTGAGAAAGATATTGATTTATCTAAAAAATCTAGAACTGTATTAGAACAACAATATGAAATAATGAGAGAGTTAAAATCTTTCATGAATACATATAAGAATGCACAATATTTTAAAGGAGATGTTAATGAAGAGAGAAGAAGATTATTTATAGATAGTGAAAATAATACTTCACTAGCTAGTATTGTAAAAGATATCCAAGATAAGAAGTTACCTCTATCAAATAATCCTTTTATTAGAAATCTTACTCCACAAATTCAAGCTATTACAGAACCTTCTTTACTATTATATAATAATACAGATAGTACATCTTTAGATAGTTACACTGAGTATGATGCATTTAGAAGATTGTTACTTGATGATACAACTGTACTTGGAGAATATAATGGAGAAAGTATAACACCAAGAAAACTGGCACAGGATTTAGTTTCTTATACTATGTTAGCTGATTCACAGAATGGAGCTACTGGATTTGATACTTTAGTACCTATAAAATATTTACAGATTATAGGTTATAATACAGCAATTAATAATAATTATGCAACAGTCAAGAATAATCCTGATATGTTGAATAACTTTATAGAGCAGTATTTCCAACATAATCCAGAAAGAACTAATATATTAAGTTCTAGTACTATTGACCCTAGAGATATACTTACTAATGATGAGGATATAAATAAAAAATTAGAAGCTCTTGCAGTTAAGAAAGAAGCTGGAGAACAAGTTAATCTAAACTTCCTTTTACAGGAATTAAAATCTTTTGCAATAGTAGATAATACAAAGTTTGGCAATTATGTAGCTATCAGAAATCCTAAAATAAATAATTCTGACAATAAGTTTAACTTGTTCAAGTATAATCCAGAGACAACTATGTATGAGCAAATACCTACTCTGGGAACCACTGGTATGAAAGAATACAATGCAGAAGTATTCCAACAAAGTTCAATACTTCCAGTATTAGAACCTGTAACTAAAACTAACAAAGCTAACAAATACTTTGATTTAGGTAATCAGGCATATACTGCAATACCAGAGATTCAAGCTATGTTACCTGCTAATAAAGGAGTAAGAGGTATTTTAGAAATATATCAAAATTCTGCTAATACTGATGATAAGACTAAAGAGTTTATTTCAAACTTACTTGAATATGGAGATTTAGATGCTAAAATAGTTTATACAGCTCCAGCAAATTCTGCATTGGGACAATACAATGTTGACACTAATGAGATTTATATACATCCAGATATCTTTGATAAATTATTATCTAATAATCCTAACTTAAGTGAAGTTAGAAATGTAGTAAGGGAAGTATTACTTGAAGAGGTAATACATTCTATGACTGTAAAGGAATTTAATAAGTATGTAAAATCATATAATCCAACAACTGGAGAGATAACTTTAGTAGATAATCCACCATTATTTGCTACAAAATTAGTATCTTTGTACCAAGCAGCTAAAGAATCTTTACCTTATAATCCAAGTAATAATACTTCATATTATTCTAAAAATATATATGAGTTTATGGCTGGAATGTTTGTAGCTGAAGATTATAGAAAAGCACTTGAAGAAGCTAATCCTGGAATTGTACAGAAATTCTTGGAAGTTTTGAGAGATATGCTTGGTAATTTATATAAATCTGTAACTGGTAGAATTTTATCTTATCAAGATGAAACATTCAATGCAGTTTATGATTTATTAAAAGCTAGAAATGTAAAGAGTAATGTTGCTTTTGTGAATGTATTTAATAATAATCCTATGGACCAAATGATAGAGAAAGAGAGTATTCCAGAGTATGTACCCACTAAAAGTAGAAAGGTACTTAACGATGTAGATATAGCTAGATTTAATTCTTATTTGGAAAAAAGTAATAATTTACTGCCTGATACATTCTTTACATCAGATTCTACTTTTACAGAGTTTTATAATCCTGTAACAGGTAAAAAAGAAAAAGCACCACAGGAAAGTATATGGATTAAAACACAATATAATTTATATAATTTAACAGACCAAGAAACAGGTGAAATATATATTTCAAATGTAAATTTATCTACAGGATATGTAGATTTAGATATACCTAATTCAGAAGATATATTGTCTAGAAATAGATTACCTGAAATTAAAAATTGTAAATAATGGCTTGTACAGTTAATACAAAAGATATACAAAGAGAAGTGAAACAACAATTCTTAAACCTAGATGGAGTTAGACCAACTCCATCTGGTGTATTTGAAAACTTTTCACATAACAATCCTGATAGTATGAGTACTAAGTTTAGTGATAAGATTAAAGAGCTTAGACAAACTTATCAGGAAAATACCTATGGAAAAATGCTAACTGTTAGTACAGAACAATATGGTACTAGAGTAGATATTAATCCTACACAAGCTTTAGCTGATGCTATGACAGCACAAAATGAAGCTGATGAAAAAATTACACAAAGAGCAGAAGCTAGTAATATACAAAGAGCTGATGCACAAAGAGCTGGAGTACAATATGAAGATGATTACTTATTTGATTCTAGAAGAGTAGATTATACTCTTAAGGCTGTTAATATATTATCTACTCCTAAAGCTGAAGAAATTTTTAAAAGAGGGGATAAAAATAATTGGACTTTAGATAAAATTCTTACAGAACTTCAAGTACCTAAAGAACAAAAACAGTTAATAGTAAGTAAAAGATTAACTAATAGAGAAGAAATAATTACATCTTTATTAGGTGATAATAGTTTTGTTGTTGAGATAAATATTAGTAAAAGGTTTAAAACTGCATTAGATAGAAAAGAAAGTCTCGTTTTAGATGAGTATGGAAATGCTGTAATGAGTAATAGTAATGAGGAAATAAACTCTGACTTCTACTCAAATCTAACAGTTCCAGGAGGTACTAATTATACAGAAAATGAAATAGCTACACCAGCTATTACTCCTTCTATTAAAGGACATGCACAGTTTAGTACAGATAATGGCATTGGATGGTTTAGAAGTGATGAAAAAGTAACTGTAAAAACAAACGATTCTAATACTTGGTATATAGTAAATCCTGAATTGGGAATACAAGAATTTAACTCAAAAGAAGAAGCTGAAGAAGCTATTAAACAAAGTGGTTGGGGTAATGCTGTTGTAACTAACGATTTAAGTAATGATGGATTAATAAGTGGTTCTAAAACTCGTAGAATACTTGAAGTACAATCTGATTTATTTCAGAAAGGTAGAGATAGAAAAAACTTAGTTAATTCTAAAATACCTACAGGAGAACTAGAAACTATAGATTTTGATGATGACGGTAGACCTTTACCTTCTCCAATAATGAAGGATAATTTAAATTATGAAAGAGGTAATCAATTCCTACAACTTTTAAATAAAGATAATAACTGGGTAACATTCTTTGTTAAATCTATTATTCAAGATAGCTCCAAAAAAGGTTATGAAAAAGTACTATTTCCTAAAGGAGATACTGCTGCTAAGATAGAAGGACATCAAACTTTAGAAGAATTTAAGAAACAGAAAGAAAGTAGAATTAAAGAACTTGAAGAAGATATTAAAAATATTAATGTTCTTCTTGATAAAAAAGTTGATGCAATTGGAAATCCTTTTGAAGAAGGTCAACAACAAGGTTATGAAAATAAAATTATTCAAAAGAATAATGAAATAAACCAACTTAAACAAGAACTTGAAAGAGTAGATACTGAAGGATTTGCTGCTTTAAAACCTATTTATAATTTCTATGAAAATACTGTAGCTAATATTCTTAAAAAGAATTATGATATAACAGAAATTACTGATAAATATGGTAATAAGTGGAATGAAGTAGATTTATCTCAAGAACAAAATCAATCTTCAGAAATATTTTTATCTAGAAGAAACAGTAATCCTTCAAATAATATACAACCTCAAGGAAATAACTATGTAGAATTTGTAAGATACAAAAAAGAGAGACTTGAAAGTATAAATAATGAATTGGGTAGATTAAACTTTACTTTAAAGAATAGTAACTTAGGAAGTAATATAGATGTTGTAGAGATTAATAATAGAATAAAAGCTTTAGAAAAAGAAAGTTCTATTATATCTAGACAATTGGAGGCTTTATCCAAAGATGAGTCTAAGTATATGTTCCATGCGATAGAAGAAGATTTAAATAACTTAGAAAAAGTACTTGACTCAAATAATATATTTGATATAAATAAAGTAAATTCTAGATTAGATTTCTTAGAGGAATTTATATCTGGAACTAACAAAGAATTCAAAGGACAGCCTTTGTCTGAATATAATAATCCTGCTTTTGGTGTTATTGCTGGTAAGATTAAGGAACTACAGGTAAAAGCTACCCAAAGGATAATGGAAGTATCTAGAAATAGTATTGAAAATTCTTCTTTGGTACAGAACTTAGTTTCTGAGAATCCTGACTTAGATACAGATAACTTATTTCAGGCACAGAAAGATTTAAACTGGTTGGAAACTTGGACTTTAGGTGTAACAGCAGATAGAACAAACAATACTGTCATACCTCAAGCTTTATACGCATTACTTAGAAACACTTTAACTAGAAAACAATCTACAGTTGAATCTTGGAATAAACAATTAAAGGCTTTAGTGGATGCAAATCCTGACCTTAAGAATCCTGATTTTATAAAAGAGAAGGATTCCTCAGGAAATGAAACTGGCTTTATTGTAAATCTATTTAGTCCTGCATACTATAAAGCAATGGTTAAGTATAAGAAACTAATAGATAACTTTATAAGTGACTCTAATCAAGAAAATTATAATAAAGTTGTTACTGAACTTTTACAACATAATAATGTAATTGATTTTACAAGAATACAAGCTGTAAAAGATTTATATGGAAGTACATATCCAGATTACTTTACTTCTAGTGAAGAAAATATGGATAAGTATGAAGAATCTTTAAGAAAAGGTCTAGGTCCAAAATATGATGAAGTAATAAATCAAATACTTAATAGGCTAGCTCTATTTGAAGAAAAGAAAATAGATGCCCTAAGTGAGGGTGGACAGTATGTATCAAGAGATTTGGCATCACAAGATATTTGGAAATTTAATGAAATAATGAAAAGTCCAAACAAATATTCTAAAGTAGCTTATTCTCATGAGGGACAAATATATGGAGTATTATTCAAAGACTTTAATAATGTAACATTCCTTCCCAAAGAAACTATTTCCAAGGAAGTAATGACAGATGAAGGACCTATACTATTAAAAGAGAATACAGGATATTATAATGAAGCTTTTAAAGATATAGCAAATTCTCCAAGTAAATTGGAGTATTGGAATCTTATCAAAAAAATGTCAGAATACATCTCATCTACTTATGATGCACAAACATATGGTAGATTATCATATCCAAAGATACAAAAAGAGTATGCTGAGAGATTACAGGAAGGTTTAAAAGATAAAAATATTGGTTCTATTATAACTAATTCAGCTAAGGAATATAAGTCTTGGTTTTATGAAAGAGGTAGATTTAAAGATGGTAAAACTATTGCTCCAAACTATGTAGAAAGTTTTGAATCAGATGTAAAAAAGTTAGCTAGAACTTATATATTACAAGGTATAGATAGAGAAGATGCTTACACAAAAGCTAGAAAAGAAATATTAGATACATATTCAGATGATTTTAATTCCAATATGATTGCTGTAGCTATGGAAGCTGCACTACATGATGCTAGATTAGAGGTACAACCTATGTCTGAAGCATATATAAAATATTTTAAATCTATTGGACCTGAGAGAGAGAATGCTATAAAAAAGCTTGAACACTTTTATGAGAAAATAATACTTAATACAAATGAAAAATATAGAGACTCTGGAAAAACAGAAGGAAAGGGTCTCTCAGAAGGTACTTGGTTAAATAGAATGTTAGCTTTAATGCAAAAAGTACCATATTTGAATAGAATTATAAATGAAAAGAGTACATACCTACTGTCTGATGCAGAAGCTAAAATCTTTGAACAATTAAAATTAATTCAAAAAGAAGGGAGGACATCTGCTGATTATAGCTTCTCATTGGATGGTATTACATATATACAAAAGAAAGGGAGAACTTATGAATCTATGGGAGAAAATGTACAGGAAATATCCCAAGAGTATTTTCAAGAGAATTTTGAACTGCACATACAAGAAGAAATAAATAAGTTAGGTTTAGATTTAAACTTAGCTGGAGGTATAAATGGTATACTAAAGACTATTATATTTAAAGGATTAGCACTTAATCCTATATCTGGTATATTTAACAGAATAGAGGGTAAACATTCAGCTATGATTATGGATGCTACTGGAGAGTATTGGACTACAGGAAATATAGATGTAGCTAATAATCTTATGAGTTTTGCAAATATAACTAGACTATCTAAAGGTAGATTGAGTCCTGTAATGGCAAAGAGAAAAGAAACATTACAGATATTTGATACTCTTATGAAGCAATTTAATATATTGCAAGATAGGAAAAATGAATTACAGAGAAGTGCTGAAGAGGCTAAGTTTGATAGAGAACTTTTAAACCCATATATGTTTGCTGTAGAGAATCCTGAATATAAAAACCAGGGAGCTATTATTATGGCAGTTCTTATGGATAAAAAAGTAACTGATGTAAATGGTAATGTAGTACCTCTTTTAAATAAAGAAACTGGAGAGTTTACTATATATACATTAAACAATGGAAGACTTGAATTAAAACCTGAGTTTCAAACACCAGAAAATATAGAAGCATACCAAAAATTCAAAGGTACTACTATACAGAATCTAGTACTTAAGATGACAGATGCTGTATCTAGGTCACAGGGTAACTATGATTCATTGGATATAATGATGGCTAAAAAATCTATATGGGGTAGAGCTGCTACTTTGTTTATGACTTGGTTTGCAGAACATATTAACCAAAGGTTTGGAGTATCTGGAGATAAAAATTATAACTTAAATACAGGTAAGAAGAGAAGACATGGTAGATTTATAGAAGCTTATAAAAGCAATAAACTTAATACTATGATAGGAGCAGTTACTGGTCTTACAGTATCTTATGGATTAGGTGGACCTCTATTGCTTGCAATGGGTGTAGGTGGACTTGGATTTATGGTATATAAGAAATTTGTAGGTAATATAGCTGGACCAAAAGCTATTAAAAGGGATATAAATTATGCTATGGAATTATTAGAATTTACTAAATCTTTAATGATAGAATCTTTAAATTATCCAGGTAGAATATTAAATATAAATAGCAAACTTAAAATAAATAATAATTCTTTTGAAGGTACTAATATGTCAAAAGATGAAATAGCTGCAATGAGAGCCTTAACAAGAGAGTTGGCTATTGTACTTACTTGGTTAGGTGTAAAGCTAGCTATGGGAGCTTTATTGTATGATGATGATGATGATAAAGAATCTCCACAAAGGATGAAACATAATTTTATACAGAACCAATTATCCAGAGCTATTAATGCACTTACTATATATTCAAATCCACAGGAATTAATATCTGACCAGTCTAGAATGGCAGCATTAGAAACTTTATCTTCTGCTGGAAAAGTACTTATGGCAGCATTTAATGAAAAGCAAAGAGAGGATTTAGGAAAGAACTTTTTAGATTTAACTCCAATACCTAGAATACTTGTTAAAGGTAGAATGCCATATCATGATAAAATGAACTATGATGAAATGTCAAATTTCTCAGGTATACCATCTCCTATGAAATGGACATCTGAATTCTTTAAAAACTATAGTGCAGGTCCTGAAAGACAAGCTGAAAAAGACTATAAAAAAATATTGAAGGAATTAAGAAAAGATTTGAAAGAAGAATATATGTCCAAGCATAAAGGTAAGAAAGCACCACTTAAAGATGAATTAGATGCCTTGATTAAAGAAAAGATAAGTGGTTATAAAAAGAAGGAACAAACTTATCAGGAGAAATTAAAACAAGTGGAGAGTCTAGATTTAGATTAAGACAGGTAAGAGAATAAAAAAGGGAAGCCATTTTAGCTTCCCTTTTACTTTTAATAATCTATATGAATAAAGAAACTTTCCTCATTCACTAGTTCTGGATAATTTTCTTTAATCCATAAGCTTAAACCATCTTCTTCTTCATCATCCAAGTGTACTTCTACAAAAGCATCATTATGATGTTCACTTATCCAATGTCCCTCAGTAAGTTCTTCTGGTATTTCACAGTAACTTATTACTTTCTTTGTTATTTCTTTTAGTGCCATATTAATAATTCATTTAACAGTGTCCCCTATTTTAAATTCTGGTCTCACCAAGTCTTTGTCTTATTTCTGTTAATGTTGTTTGATTATAATATTCACCATCTTCAAATATGGTTTGTAAAGCTCCTCCTTTTTCTTCCTCCCAAGTACATTGGTCTTTAAGTTGATATCTACCATCATGCTTTACATCAAACTTTTGAACTCTAAGTAAACCTTTAGCAGATTTTTTAGTACCATCATCTGTAATAGGGTCTTTAAATATTTCTCTACCTATTATATTAGGTCTAGCATCAGCTCTTGTAGGATTTATAACACCTTCTTGAACTTCGACATAAGTAGCCTTCATTGCAAATCCAAAAGTATCTCTTGTATTATATTGGTAGGTAAATGAACCTATACCAAGTATAATATTAGTAGATGCAAATCCTTTAGCTTCTAATCTTTTACATATTTGTTCAGCTCTCTCTAAAGTAATACTATCTCCATAAATTGCACCAATATGAGGGTCTAATACTTTATAACCTTGTTTATTGATTGTTCCACCAAATATATCCCAAAGTAATTGAATTACTCCTTTTTCTTCAGGATTTTCTAAATTTTCATAGAAATTATCAATTACTGAAGCACTATCCATATAATCTGGTCCACAAATAATATCTACTGGGTCTCCACTATCAGGTCTAATTACAATTCTACCATCTCTTGCAAGAATTTCTTCTTTAAGTTCAGGTAAGTACTTAGTAATTACAGTCCATAAATCCCAAGTATCTGATACAATTGATAATATACCTGTTGGAAATTGTTTCATAAGATATCTAAATGTACCTAATTCATCTCCTTTAGTTCCTGCACATATTACAGAATGTTCAGTAGCATTTACAGAGCCTATAACAAACTCTTTCTCCCCATAGTACTTTCTTGCACCATAGATTACTGGAAGACTGTCAGAACCTTTAAATGAAGTTGTATGACCTAATCCTGAGCTTATAGTAGCATTAACACTATCCATACCTCTCATAGAGAAATCATGTCCTTGAAATTCTACAAAACCTATATTCTCTTTATCAGTCTTTTCAGCCCAACTCATTAAATTCTTTTTGTATTGATGAGCTATTGTAGCAGATGTCATTGGCTTCCATAATAAATTAGAGATTAATACCTCAAGGAAATTAGTAAGCCAATAAAATTCTGATTTAGTATTATATATAGTAAGTACAGGAACTCCCATTGGGACAAGTGTACCTTCTGGAATAGCTTTAATCTTAATAGGTAAATAACCTAATTCATGTAGAGCTTTTATATGTGAAACATCATAATCTTCATCTAAGTAAAGTGAATATTCTTTTTTAATTTCATAAAGAATTCTAGCTTGATTTTTTGAAAAGAAATGTTCATCAAACATCTCTTTAATCTGTTGTACTACCATCTGTTGTCCAAATGATACTACTTTATCACACCCTTTTGGTGCATATTTATTACTTCTTGGAGTAAAGTTAGAATATACCAAAGTAGTACCTTGTGGATACTGTCTATGATGTCCTACTTTATAACCATCTGTTGCTAAAAATGGATTCATTATTTTTTATTTAACATTTGTTTTGTTATTTTTTCTTTTACTTCCTGATAAGTATAAGGTTTAAAATCATTAGTATCTACACCTACATCCATTTGAGCAGGATGATGATTAATAACTCCTTTATTACTTAGACCTCCATGTACATGTCCAAATAACTGCCAAGAACCTCTATGTGAAGCATTCCAAGTTAGCATAGGATAATGACACATTACTATGTGCTGTTCTTTATATGTTATTTCTTCATCTTCTACAAATATCTCAGCAATATCATATATACCAGTCCAATGGTCTCTTATATATTCTTTACCTAAGGCATCTTTCTCATGATTACCAATAATTAAATATTTAGTACCATTCAATCTATATAATAAATCATTAAGTACTTTAGGTATAGCTGTAAGTGATACATCTCCTAAATGGAATACTACCCCATCTTTAGGAACTATTTCATTCCATTTTTTTACTATAACCTCATTCATTTCATGAACATTATTGAATGGTCTATCACAATATTTTATTATATTACTATGAAAGAAATGTGTATCAGATGTAAAGAATAATTTATCTTTATCAAATTGTATATCTTTTATTCTCATACTACTAAGATTAAACTTATATTATTTTTAGACACATACAGTTTATCTGTATGTGCTTGAACTCCCTCTATAGTTAAAGAACCTCCAGTTACAAAATATTCTCGTTCTATAAGAGTTTCATTTCTTTCATACCTATTAGTAGTTGGGTTTACATACCAATAACTTTGATAAGTATGTCTTTCTCTACCTCTAGATAATGTTATTCCTCTAGGAGAAATTTTTAATACCTTATGAAAAGTATGCTTAGAGTGTATAGCCCTGGCTACAATATCCCCTACAAATATTTCTCTTCCAAATAAATCTGTCATAATTACTCATTTTCTTGATTCTCATTACAATGACAAGGACATTTACAAGTACATTGTTTTCTTTTTAGATTGAACTCATAGTCATCTGAAACCTCTAGGTCTTTCCTAGGTCCTTTTCCCCAACTTGATTGAAATAATCCCATTATTTTCTACCTTTAAATTCTGGATACAAACTCTTTGCATCATCTGATTGCCAATATTCTTTAGTTTCTAAGTCCATAATAGTTATGTGACCAAACCATCCACCTCCTGTATCTAAATTCCACATATTAGCTGCATTCATAGGTGTACTTTCTCCCCAAAATTGAGTCTGTGTATGTCCTATGAATACTTCTTTAAAATTTCCTACCATTTTAAATTTAGGTTTCCAATCTTTCTTACCTAAATCTACAGATTTCATAGCTTGAAAACTAAGTGCTTGGTTCCATAAGTCTCTATCCCACCAGAATACAAAGTCTTCTTGGTCTTCTAAAGCTTTATGTCTATTGAATCCTCCATGTACAAATAAATTATTATCTTTATCTATATAATAAGGTAATTGATTTCTAAAGAAATCTCTATGTGTTAGGGGAATATCCATAGGACTTAATAAGTGGGGTATAGTAAATCTATTGGCTTCTGTAATATCAGGTCTAGTACTTCTTATATAAGATAAACCTGTAGCATCTTGTCCTTGTCCCCAATTAGAAGGACTCTCTCCTGTTTCTATCCAGGTATTAAACCAATCATCATGATTACCTCTAATAGCAATTAGATTTTTTATTTCAAGTAATTTTTCTACTACTTGAAAAGATTCAGAATGACCATCTACTACATCTCCTAAAGATATTAAAGTATCTTCTTCATTGTTAAAATTAGCTCTTTCTAAAGCTTGTAAAAACCCTTTTAAATTTCCATGGATGTCACCCACACAAAGAGTTCTACCTGTTTTTATGTTTTTGTTTTGCATAAAATAATTTTTTATAGTTCATACTCTCATGGTATAAATTTGCAAAATGTAATTCAAATTTTTTAACTTCTTTTACAGAAGTTAATCTAATTGCACTTTGACTTTTTTTAAAATTAATATTATATTTATCTTTAAAATACTTTATAATATTTTCTACAGATTCTTCATTAAAACCATTGACACTTAATGTCAAATGACAATTATTACCATTATAGTATAAATTACCATCATCCATAAACCATACTGCTATTGCAAGTGGTGTAAGCATATTTAATATTTGGTTAGATACTTCTTTTATTCCAAATGGGTAAAAAAGTTCTCTATATTTTTTATAATCATCTTTTTTAGAATATATTATAATAGAATGATAAATATTATTGGTTCTAATATCTAATCTACTTCTTTCATAAATAGAATAATGACTTAATGAATTTTCTGCTTTCCATAAAGCATAATCTTTTTGTTGTTGCGAATGTTCCCAACCTATTTTATAGGATTTAGATTTACCTATAAGTTTTCCTATGTATGCATCTCCTAGAAGAGTGCCTAAAAGTATTTGTTCTTTCATATAACAAAGATACAATTATCCCTGTTATATTCCTACAACTATTTTATAAATTTTTCAGCCCATTTTCTAAGTGGATTTACTGCATTATCTCCTGGATGGATAGAATACAATTCTCCACTCTTATTATGTACTAGTTTAACTGTTGTTTTCCGTGTTGTTTTTATAATAGAAAAGAGCTTAGTCTTTCTAAGCTCTTTTATTAATTTCTTATATTCTTTCATTTTAGAATATTTTATATATTTCTAAATTTTTGGGTTGGTCTGGTTGACCATCTCTATTAGATACTCCATAAAAATCAAATTTACTATTAGTAGTAAATACTTTATCAAAGTAATTTGTTATAGGGTCTAAACCTAAATTAGATACAGTTATATGTGATACAGCTAAGTATAACTTACCACAATTTCTTTCTCGTAGCATTTTAGCTAGACCTTTAAATGTTCCACCACCTACACAAATATCATCTATAATGAGTATATCTTTACCTTCAAAATCTTGTCTATCTACTATTTGTGTAAGTTTAGATTTACCATCTATATAAGCTCTAAATTTACTAGCTGAATAAGTTTCACCTTCCCATTTCAATTTATCACAAAGTTTCATTAATGGTTTAAACCCACCTGCATCTGAAGACATTAAAATTAAATTGTTATTTAACTCTTCCTGTGTATCATATGGAAGTGAATTTAATACTCTATTTACAAATCTACTATTATCTATAATTTTTACATTATCTATAAGAGCTTCAACTACTTCTGGATTATGTGGATGATATATTTGAAAATCAGCATTCATTTCATTAAGAAGTTTACATACTAATTTTAATCCACTAGATTCTCCTTCATTAAATCTTCTATCAGCTTGAGCATCTATTAGATTAGGTATAATTATAGTAGGTCTTTTATGTTTCTCATTCCAATATGCATCTACAGCTTGGTTTAAATGCCATAAATCTTCGTATGTATTTATTCTAAATACATTATTATGTAATTCTATAGTAGTATTACTTACATAAGTAGTACCATCTGGATATTTAGTTATTTTCATCTTTAAAATTTTTATGTCTTTTAGCTAAGTTTTTAGCTTTATTATAGTTAATATCCCCATAATCAAAATTATAAGGTTTTAACATAAATGTTTTCAATAGTCTAAAACAAGCTTCCTCTAAAGGTATTTCTAATCCTTTAATAGGTCCTTCTAAAGAATCTACATATTTTCTATAAAAACTTTCGTTAATTTTTTTAATAGTTTTATTTTTATGGTCTACTAAAACTGGGGAACCACTAACACCTATGTACCAAGAAAATCTCTTTCTTATTTTTTTTAATAGTTTTACTTTCATAATTTGAGTGTAAATTTTTCAGGTTGTATAGAAACTCCTATTGTGGTATATATTTTACCAGTAAAATCTGTTCCAAAATTAAGACTTGGTCCTATAGATAAATTCTTTTTAGGAGGTAAACCCACTTGATATACTTTCATAGTTTTGATTGTATTGTATGGGTTATGGGAGGTAATTTGACCAAAAGGTTTACCCTTACCTAATCCTAAAAAACCTGTTGGTTCTATACCTATAGTTAAAGAATATTTATCCTTATACCCTATATCATAAAATGTACTATCTTTAGTAGCTATACTTTCTCCAAATACCCATCCATCTAAATTAAATTTAGATTTGTATATAGGGGAGCCTACACTATCTTTAGTCACTTCAGTTTTAGTGGTAACTTCAGCAGAACCTTCTGTACTAAATTGTGTTACACTACCTTGTTTCCTAAGATATTTCTTCATCTCTTTAACTTCTTTCTGAAGTTCCATTGTAAGACTATCTCTAGTAGCAAAAGCTAAAAAGTCTTCTGCTCTTTGTGTTTGAAAGGATTCTATTTTAGCTATTAATTGTCCTTTCTCATTTCTACTTATTTCAAGTTCTGCATTAGCAGCACTTAAATTTTGTTGTAACTCCGCATACTGATTATTTTTATAAAATAGTAAAGAAGCAAGTACTAATATAGTAATTACTCCAATAGCTCTCCCAATAATCTTATACAAAGAAGTAGAATAATTTATTTTTATTTCTCTATTTTGTAATTCCATAATACTTGCTTCTTTAAAAATTAATTTATAAATATTTTATTACTTTACCTTGTGCATCTGAAAGAGTTCTAATATCAAACTCTATATCATAATGAGATACTACTGCCTCAGCAGCAATATCTTTACCTTCCCATATATTAAACAAAGTAAAGAATTTATGTGTTTCAAAAGGGATTACTCCTTTTTTGTTACATTCAGATATATAATAGTAATATATGATATTACCTATTTGTCCTGTTCTTTTAAACTCTAAATACTTATCTCTTGTTAATATCATTGTTCTTCTCTATTATCACCTGAACCATGTAAGGTATTTGTTTTTCTTCTAAGCATAAGTTTATTATAATTAGCTTCCATTACCTCTTCCAAAGTAAAACCTAATTCATTACTAAGTGCTGTTACATACCATATTACATCTCCAAGTTCCTTTTTAATATCCTTTCTAAAGTCAAGAGTTACTTTTCCTCCTGCATCTCTATAAAGTTTTTTCATTTTTTCTGCAACTTCCCCAGCTTCACCACATAATCCCATTGTACAATAGGTTAATCCTATTTCTTTAGGAAACACAGCAGTTTCAGCAATTACATTTTGATAATCTTTTGTTGTCATAAAATTTAATCTTAATTGTTTACCATCCATCTTATTAATAGTTGAGCTGGTTCTTCTTTGTTAAAATCTACACATTCTTTTTCAGGTATTTTAAATAGTACTTTAGTACCATCTCCTAATCTAGTTTTATAGGTTAAATTAATATTAGGTTCTATACCCTCTTTACCTATAATCTTAGCTACAGGTTTTTCTTTGTAAAGAGCTTTTTTGATTTCTTCTGTTGAATTTTTCATTTTTACTTCATTCCAATTTTCTTCCCAATATATAAAATCATTCATATTACCCACACTTACTACATAATTCTAAAAATCTCTCTTGTGTTAATGTACCTTTCATAAAATTTACATCTTTATGTAACCATTGTACATTTCCTATAATATAACCTTTAGTATTATCTATTCTGTCTAGTGAAGCTGTTTGGGTGGATAGTTTTTTCCAATGTTTTCCAAACTGTATATCTTCCCCAGATAAACTACATTTACCATTAAAAATACTTAAAATATAATCTAATGTAAGATTAAATTCAAAGTTCATTTTTTCTGCTCTTCTTTTTATTTTATTTAAATAAGATTTTTCAAAAGATTGTTTAAGTGCAGCACAAGATTTACAACAAGAAACTTTCTCATTGACTAAATGTGCTGCATTTCTTATACCTTCTTTTCCACATTTACATCTTACCTTCCAATAAGTTGCTCTGTTAGAATTCTTTTTAAATATTTGGTCTGATATTACAGTCCAATCTCTAAATTGTTGTCCTATTATAGGTATATATTTTAACTCTTTTGTCATAATTACTTAAATTTTAAATCTATGCAAATATAACAAAAATAATTATTACCCACAAGCAGAGCTTCCGCAGGAAAGACATTTATTACATCCTTCTTCAAATACTACATTATCAGAACCACAGTCCATACAATGTACTGTAGATTTAGTTCCATCTGGAATATACTTCTTAAGGGTTCTAGCAATAGCTTTACTAAAACTTACTATAGTTCCATCTGCTTTGTTAAGCTGTTCTACAACAAACTTAATATCTGCTCCATGTCTAAGTGCTGTACTAATCATTCTAGTTAATGCAACTTCTTCATCTGATAGAGATAAACTTAAAGTTTCTGTAACTACAGAATCTTTTACTTTATTTTCCAATATATATAAACCTTTTTTCTTTTTAGAAATTTGTCCATTATGTAACATCATATTATCTCCTGGTTCTACAAACACTTCATAAGGTTTGTTATCCATTAATCCTACAATAACACTGTATTTTTCTCCTAAAGCTGTCACCACATGTACCTCACCATCTAAAGATTTAGGTCTCTTAGGAGCATCATGGTAATTAAATTTATCCTTTTCAGTCTCAGTAATCATAACCCCACTTCTTGAGCCATCCCTATAAACTGTAATACCCTTTAGACCTTGCTTCCAAGACTCCAAATAGATTTCAGATACTGCCTCTTCAGATACATCACTAGGTAGATTAATAGTGCTAGAAATACTATGTGTAATATACTTCTGTATTAAAGCTTGTATTTTTACTCTTTTTACCCAATCTATATCATTAGCTGTAGAACCAAACCAAGGTGACTGTTTAAATGCTATTTCTAAATCATCATTATTAAGTCTATCAATAGCACCTGGTTTAAGCATTAATTTAGCAATATGACTTTCTTCACAACCTTCTTCTGATATTCTTTTAGATTCAGAAAGTATCCAATCTTTAAATTTAGGATGTAATACAGGGAACTCTTGCCAAGTATCTCCATTTTGGTCTGTAAAATCTACTCTTACATCCTTATCATTAGGATTTACTTTCTTTCTTCTAATATAGAATGGTTGAAATAAAGGTTCTACTCCTCCTGTAGTCTGAGTAAGAATACTCACTGAACCTGTTGGTGCAACAGTACTCCAAGAAACATTTCTTCTGCCATATGTGTCCATTCTAGAGGCTTGTTCTGGGAATTCTTTATCAAGAAAATGATAAAAACTTCCTGTTTCTTTAATAGGGTCCCAACCTTCAAATGTTCCTCTAGTAATAGCCATATCAATAGTACAATCTGATTCAGATAATAGTTTAATCTCCAATATCTCTTTAATAATTTCCAATCCCTCATCTGAGTCATATTTAAGATTTAATGCTGCTAAAGTATCTCCTAATGAAGTAAAACCTAATCCAGTTCTTCTAGAAGCTTTTGCAGTAGAATATACTTTCTTCCAAAGCTCTTTTTCTTCTCTTTTTATATCACTAGGTTCAGGGTCACTATCTATTTTATCTAGGATTCTCTCTATATGTTCTAATTCTAAATCAATTAAATCATCAGAAAGTCTCATAGCTTCATAATTGACTTGATAAAACTTCTCATGGTCAAAATATGCATCTTTAGTAAATGGATTAACTACAAAACTAAATAAATTAACAGCTATTAATCTACAAGCATCATAAGGTTGCATAGCAATTTCACTACAAGGATTTGTAGTTATTTGTCTAAACTGTGGATAAGCACCATCTGGACTATAATTAACCATATTATCCCAGAACATTAATCCTGGTTCAGCTACATTATGAGCAGATTTTATAATCTCATCCCAATATTCTTTAGCCTTTATTCTTTTAACCTTACAATATTCTTTTTCTTCTCCATGTAATTCCCAATGATG